TTAAAGCCCAAGCCGGGAATTCAACATAGAAACCTGGTCGCCGTTCATTTCTTCTATCCATGTACTATAAACGTCGTACACCATTTGCGCGTTTTCATGCCCCATCTGATTGGCTATAAAAGACGGGTTTGCGCCAGCCGTCAGGAGCCAGCAGGCAAAAGTATGCCGCGTATGGTACGGATTCCTGCGGCGAATGCCAGCGCGTTTTACTGCAGCTTCCCATCTGCTGCCTATGCTGCTGTGCGAATAGCAGGGTTTTTGCTCGCCTTTCCGTCTCCGCGGCATGAAAACAAATCGCAAATTCTGTTCCTCGCTTGAGCCGTATTCCCTGTGGTGAAACGTGATAGTGGATACCGGATGTCCAGCTGTCAGTTCATGCTGCGCTTTCAGCGCGTCCAGGGCAGGGCCGAGCAATTGTATCGTCCGGTTTCCTGCCGCTGTTTTTGGTGGGCCGAACATGCCGTTTGCTGTCAGATTCCGGCAAACGTGTATCACACCCTTATCCAGATCGACATCTTCCCATGCCAGTGCCGCCAGCTCACCATGCCGCACACCCGAATAGACAGCGAATTTCCACATATTCTGGCTTTGGCCTCGTTCACTAGCCATGAGGGCTGCAAATTCCTCTCTTGTAAGTGGGTCAGGCTTAACCCTCGTTTTACGCAGGCTTTTTACGCTCTCAAATGGTTTATGTTGGATAAATCCCGACATGTACGCAAAATTCAGGATAGAGCACAGTAAAGAAACATAATTGTTGACAGTCGAAACTGTTCTGCCTTTTTTATTTTTACGCTTGTTTTTTGAATAGAAGGTTTCTCCTGTTAGCAATTCGTTTCTACAATTAAGAACGTCACTATATCCAATAACAGTGAGCATAGTGTTTCCGTTCATGATTTTTATTATTGTATCAACCTGAGATTTTGTTTTCTTTAGAGTATTGGCGCTGATTTCAGTTTCTTTTATTTTAAGCCATAGTTCACACAGTTCATGAAATGTGTTCACCTGTAACGTGGTGTTAATCGCTACTGCCTTTTTGGATGAGGGGAATCGACGCCCGTAATCAAATTCCCCCATGTTTATTTCGCTGGTAATTACCGCTCTTAAATTACCAGCTTTTTTTATGTTTGCGGGGCTTACAATCCACCCCTTTAACACTTCGCGGCAGCGCTTACCTTTATACATAAACCAGACGCATATTCTGTTACCACGAATCTCCACGCCTGTAGGTAGTGTTGCCATTTACGAATCCCGGATAAATTTATTAATTTCCGGATAGTTGTACCAGGTAGTCCCGCGCAAAGTTTTTTCGCCAGAAGGGGAAACTCTTTTGAAGTGAACGCCTTCTATCCAGGCTCCTTGCCGGTAACTTTCAATCTGCCGGGCTCCAAGGCCAGTTCGTGCCATCAGAGCCTTTTCAACCATCCACTCTTCATTAAAAATGATCTGCGCCATATAAACCTCTCTGGCGACATGCCGAGTATAAGCATGCGCGCCGTAGTGGATTGATAATTCGTTATCAGGCGACCTGCCCGGGGAGGGCTCTCAACCGGCGCATGCCGGTCATAGCCGTGGCCACGTAACTCGCTTTACGGTTCACCACCTCCACCCAGACCTTTACTCCTTCAATCTGCACCGTATACGTTTCTTTCATCTGGCTGCGTCCGTAATCGCCGTAACGTTCTACGTGCTTAGCCAGCGCCGCATCGCACGCCTGGCGGCCCAGAGGGGAGTGTTTGCTCCGATTAATCAATCGCATATACATTCCTTAATCGGGAGAGTTTCCCCTCCCAATCTGGTTAGCCCACGTATTCCGGTTTCATGTCGTCCAGGGTGATGCGGAACTGGTCATACAGTTCATCACCGAGGTGGCGTTTCGCGCCGTTGAGAATGCCTTCAGCTTTAGCGAACAGTTCGACGGCTTCCGGTTCTCCGGGATTAGGTAGAGAGTTGATCGCGGCCTCAACTTTGTTTCTGGCGTCAACCATGAAATAACGCTGCACGGCTTTACCTTTCAGCTCGGTGAAGAGAACAGTGCCCAGCACAGCTTTCTCTTTATCCAGATCCGCCCTGATGGCTTTTGCTGCATCGACCGATTCGGCGCGCTCAATGCGGTCACGGAAATCATCTGCCAGGGAATCAATATTGAGAGCTGAATCCTGCGCGCTGGTAGTGATGTCTGTTCCGCTGGTGATCTCTGCCACAGACATTCTTTGCGCCGGCGTCGGGTTTATTTCTCGCTCGGTCCTTTGTTCAACCTCATCCGGGCTGTAAACACCCAGGATGACTTCCGGGCAATACAGCCGCGCCCAGTATTTGACGCCCAGATAAGCGATTTGCTGTTTCGGGTTAGAAACCCACAAAGGAGAATTACGTGTGACGACTCCAGAGAGATAAAGTGGCTCCCCCCAGGTGATTTCTGATTCACCGCGCAGAATCGCGCCGACCTGGACGAATAACCCGATTTCGTCTTCATCAGTCCAGCCCCGCACTCGTTCTGTAACGCTGTATTTCCCATTTTTACCGTGTTTTTCCCTGGTAATTTCCTGCGTCCTTGTGCAACGTTCCCAGTCGCCGCCGTAGCGATAATGAAATCGACCGTTAATAGCGCTGGAACTGGCGATTACCGCGTTAACGAGCTGGGCTTCATATCCGAGCACGCCGTTTACCAGATGCGTTTTTTGCGCGACTGCATAGGGATTCATGCCCCACTGCATAGCCTGCATAACGATGGCCATGCAATCAGCTGGCTTACCTGCAAGGTGAGCTGGCACTGTCACTTGTGAATCAGCCATAAGGTTTGCGAAAGCAGTTAACTGACCGAGAGCCTGAACGTTAAAGATCGCGTTGCTAGCTGAAATGGTGTTTGGTGCCTGCTGTTCGGCTGTAACAATGTTAGTGTTTTCCATGACTGTTCCCCCTTATGCCTGTACGCGCAGCGCTTCGAGACGGCGCATATCAAAATCGTTAAGTTCTTCGGTGTAGTCTTCGGTAATCGGCGCCGGCCATTCGCCAGTGTCGAAACCGTTCGCGATGGCACGCATTGCTTTGCGATATTCCAGCATGCCGAGTTCCAGCAGTTCTTCGGATGCCTCGATGATGGCGACCCAGTGGTAGTTCTCGTCTTTGTTGACGAATATCCAGAAGAACTGGTCAAGGGCTGCGGTTTCGCAGTACATAGCCGCGCTCAGGTGGTAATCGCGCTCGACGATTTCCCGGTGCAGCTTCGCGCGCAGGCCTTCCTGCTTAATGTTCCACATACTGATGGTTTTCAGGTCCGCACCAATGCGCAGGCCGCCCATGTCTATCTCAAGGTCAGGGCGCACGCGAACTTCCAGCCCGGTTTCCTCATCAATGCCGAAATAGCTCACCTCGACGGCACGGCTCGGGTGCGTCAACAACTTGCCAGCGGTCGGGTGATTCAACAGTGCTTTCTGAATGGCCAGTGCCGTAGCCAGCTGCTGGCGGGTAACCAGCACTTTTCCTTCCGGGTCCTCGCGCCATGCATCCAGCAACTCGTCGGCAAACACGGCATCCGGTTTTACCGATTTCACGGCCTGAATCAGATCGGCCTTTGTGCCAGAGACTTTCAGGGGCTGCGCCTTCTGTGCTTCCTGAGCAACCATGTCAGGATTAATAAGCGCCAGCTGTTCCAGTAAGGCATCGCGGCCACCGCTGGTTTTCACCTGGGCGGGCAGGGTGGCGTTGTATTCTTTGATGCAGGCCTTCATTGCGGTGGCGGTTTGCTTCTGACCGTCTTCAATGCGCTGGAACTCAACAGGTAAAGACATATAACCCTGGCCGGTTTCTTCAACTGATGTACCCAAGGGGACCTGGGCGGGCAGGTTCGCGTTGTATTCCTCCAGGAATCTTTTGATGTCATCTGCGCTGAGTAAAACCGGAAGCCCGTTGTTGTATTCGTCGATAAATGCGCGGATCGTCGCCATAGTGGTGAAGGCGCCTTCCGGGATTTCAGGCTCGATACTGAATTCTTTTTCCAGCTGATCAGGCTGCAGCGCCAGTGCATGCACCAGATTTCCCATATCCAGAACAGGGGAGCGTACCTTCTGGATGGTCTTGGATACGTGGCGCGCCTCGAAATACATCAGCGATACCCGCGCATCTTTAACCATCGTGGAGCTGATGCCGTTAGCGGCGTGGTAGACCTCATTTGGCACGCCTTCATATCGACCAGGCTCGAAATACTCCGGCCATGCTGACGCTGCTTGTTCAGCATCTTCCTCATCATCACTGTGAGCATTCTCAGAAACCTGGCTTTTCAGCACTTCGGCGGTAAGATCCGGGCAGCGTTCAGCCAGTATTTCGCTCATGTTCACGGTAGTTGTTTGCGCAGGAGGTTCATCAGCGCCTTCGCCTGTTGATACCGCATTATCATTTTCGTCTTCGACCGGCTGAGCCGTTTCCATCTGCACATCGCTGGTGGTTTCCCCGGAATTAGCTGGATGTAATTTTTCTTCTGCAGCGCGCTGGCGCGCCTGGTCCACGATAGAAAGTGCTGGTGCTGGCTGGCTATCCATCAGACCATCAATCGAAAAAACACCATTGCCCATGTTTGAAACTTCAGGCTGTTTGGGTTTGGTCAGGTCTTCGGTTATCCACTGCGGATCCGTGGGGTCACTGATGCCTTCGACATATTCGCCACGTTCGGCGGCCAGAACCTGATTAGCGTCAGGGCGTTTCTTTTGAGCTTCTTTCACCAGTTCGGTGCCAATTACCTGAAAGTCAGTTGGGAGAGTTTCCAGGTCAGGCACACCTTCATCTCCATCGATAGCCTTTTTTACAGCGTCCAGAGTGACAGCGGCAGATGAAACATGACCAGCTTTCTCAAGCGTCTCCGCAGAAGGGACGTCATGCTTATGCTCGGTCAGGTTCGCATTGATATAGGTCTGCAGACTTACCGGGAAATGGTGAATATCGCTGGTGGCGCCACGGATAAGGGCAAAAATCGCTGCGCGGGAATAATCCAGGATGCCTGCGACCTTGCGCAGCGCTGCCGACCATTCCTTGAACGGACTTTCTTTCTTCTGGACGATCTCTTTGGCCCGGCGGTGAATTGATGCCGGGAAATTGTAGATATCGAAATCCATTGGCATTGTGGCCAGGGCTATTTCTACATCGAGCGTATCAAGGGTATGGGTGTAGTCAGGATTGCGATCGGTTTTATTACCGCCGCCAGCATTCGTACCTGCATCGGTTTTCAAAACCGAAGAAATGCAGTTACCGGCAGCCCATTCCCTGGTGAGAATGCCGCGGTCGATAGCGTTCGTGGCGAACCACAGCTTTGCAAACTGGATACGCTTGCCGAGCTCATGCCGCTTCCCTTCCGGGAAGACTTTTTTATTGGCACTGGTGAATTTCCAGAGCGCCGGCATATCGTATTTTTTGATTTCAGGGATATTCTCGGCGGCCAGAATCAGATCCTGGACGGCTGCGTTATCAGTGTCCATTTCAAGAACTGACAGCTCCAGCCGGTGAGGCATGCTGATATGATAAACATGGCGTTCTTCGGCCATATACTGCGCCAGCAGCTGAGCGCGAAAGGGGAGTTCTGCCACGTTAAAAAGCGCGCTCGAATCGTCCTGGTATTCATCGCTACCGAAAGTTTCCACGGTCTCACCTTGTGCCGCGTCGCCAGTAGTATTGGCTTCAACAAACTCGCCACTAACGGGCTCGGCGGATACTCCGGCATCATCGCCGTGATGAACATCAGCAGGCGCCTGTCCTGGCTTCAAAGTCCAGGTGCGGCCATCATCGCCGAGCTGGTAGCGTTCGCACCATGAGTAATCGAGAACACCTTCCGCCGGCAGGTCATTGAATACCGGGAAATCGGTGCGAATTGGTTTTTGATAGTCTTTGCCGCGGCCTGTTGCGATCCCAGCGTCTTCCAGATCGACGTCCAGTTGCAGAAGGGCGCGAGCTTCTGATTTATTAGTGCGCCAGATTACGGCATCAGCTTTACCCGATTTTTGAGTCGCTTTTATCAGATAAAAATATTCCATGTGATAGCCTCTATTTTGGATGTAGAATCCCCCGGGCCATTGGTAGCGCCCATTCAGGGTGGTCATTGGTTTTGGTAATTTCCGGTGTAACTTTGGTCGGTGGCACCGGACGTACAGCCCGCTTCGGCGGGTTTACGTTAGCCCTCGTGAGCCATCTGGTCGTGAGAGGCGCAACGTTCAGAGCAATACTCTTTATCTTTCCGTGCGAGCTGGTTTCCCTGGAGGTACAACAGGGTGCTCACCACTGGTTTTCCCTCGATTGCTTTACGGCAGTAACCGCATTTCTTCTGCATTCCTCCCCCTACATTTGCACCGTGAATCCGGCCGGATGCTCGTCCAGTACGCCTTTCAGCGGATAACATTCAGCTTTAACGTGTTGCTCTTCTGCAGCTGCCTTGCAGTCATTCTCAGTGTCGTAAACGCCGAGCAGGACATCCTGATTACCGCCCGTCAGCATGCTGACGGTGAGGACCAGGGCAAACATCGTGCTCATGAAGGGTCTCCTTTTTGCGCGAGCATGTAGCACACCCGACGGATGAAAGCTGACAGCGGACTTAAGCGAACAGCCTGCTGACGAGCGGGTTTGCGTGCGAAATCATTCATAGAAACAATCCCCTCAGTGCGCTGAAGAGCGCGATCCAGATGAAGAGCCCAATTACTGCCGAAATGACCATGGCTCTGATGCCTTGCTTACTCATTTCAACCTCAGCCATTACGTGGCCAGCGGAACGTTTAAACCTACTGCGCGTTGATCTCTCCACCTCATCCGGTGTTTCGTATGCCGCCGGCAGCTACTTCGTGGGCTCCATGCCTGGGTGGTTCGTTGCTACGAGATAATTAAACACTTTGTTTATTATTGTGTCAACTAAATGAGTTTGTGAATATAAACAAAAAGTTTAATTTTGTATGTGTATAGGCTTTTGCAGTATCTTTTTAAAGCAGTTGGCGGTTAGAAAATCATCAGTAAGTGGAGGGTATGGATTACGATGAGGATAAGGCGGGGCTGATACTGATGCATTTAGGATGGTTGTGGTGGATCTGGTAGTGGATGGTCACTTGGTCAAACAACATGTGGGAAATCGGGAACGCTATACATAGAGAAGAGGGCTAACAGGGACGCGGCATAACTGTTGTGGAAAGGGCAATAAAAACCCGGCGCGGTGGCCGGGTTGTTAGGCGGCTAACTTAGGTAGCCATACGCTTCTGCTTACGAAAGGGAGAACATTACTTACGTCATTGAAAAGCAAAATCAGCTGCTGCATTTGATGTCCGATGGATTCATCATCGACAACGACATATCGATTGTTGATGGTGTTGTTTGCCTGGTAAAGATCCATTAACTTGCCAAGCAATGAGTAGGCACTATTCCAAGATCCACCCTCTTTGATACTTGAGGTAAATATGTATTTCGGCGTTGCAGTTTTGATAGTCACAGGAACTACGATATTGTGACCGCTCATGCCACTAACTTCCTCTCGCAACGCTATTAGGCTAGAAAGTGAGCTTTTAGACAGAAAATCAATAACATCTGCTTCAAAACGTTTGGACTGGATAGGTGAATACCAATCGATAGACATTGCTGAAGCAAGGATTCCAGCACGGATAACGTCTGATGTGACCTTGCCAAGTTCATTTTCGTTTTGTGCCCACTTAAGGATTTCACCTCTTTCATTAAGCTCAGCACCCTCGCGAGAAAGAAGTTGGCGAAGTGAATCCAGCCGACTTTGATTAAGGGAAATCCCCCGCGCCTCCATGTTCATGAGGGCATCACATCGGTCAGTGACTTTGTAAATTCCATTGATTTGCTGAACGAACGCACCAACGTGCTCCCCATCATCGCAGTAGGGAAACGGACTGATTATTCGCAAGGACTCTTCGCCTATAGGAAGGCATTCATATCCGAGCCTGGAAATTATCGTTGAGCACATCATAGCAATTGAATTTGTCCAGAATCTTCTTGGGTTGGCAAAGGAAGGGTTCCTATGCATGTCACATTTAGTTTAGAGCAGAAAAAACTCCAATGCCCTAATACGTCACTGGGGGCAATCTTATCTCGAATGATAAGACCTATTTCATACGGCAACGCTGATTCAAAGTAAAGGTGATAGTGTGGGCCAAGAATGCTTTCTGCGTAGTCTGGGTGTAACACTTCCACACGGTTCGTATGCCTGTCATATGGGTACGAATCCACACCAAAAACTCTACGCCCAAAATATAGGGCAGCCATTTGAATTTTAGGATAATCACCGTATTCATCAGCAGGACGCCATTGTAAAACGAACTTCATCCCTGGCAATGGTGACCCAGATTCATAGGGAGTGATAGCAGTCTGGAGCCACATCGGCGATCGCCCTGGTGGTGGCTTTTTCACCCATTTAATGCTGGTAACGTCCACTGTTTTATTGGAGTAAAGGACGCTATCAACATCTAGCTGTAGTAAGGAGCTTTCGTTTTTCTTTGCCACTAGATATCCGTTTGCCTTTCCATTTCAGCCTATAAAATATCAAATGAACTTACACTTAAACTCGCTATCACCAAAACCCTTCACCAGGCAACAACTGGCTACCCATGCTTCCTGTACGTCAGCGTCGTGTTACTCCGAATCGCCCTTAATCCGCCGCCCCATGTACTTGGCATACAACTCGTCGAGCTCCTTGAGGCGCAGTGACACGACTCGCAACATGTTCTGTTGTTCTTCTTCGTTTGGCAGTTGGTTGTAAAGCTCAAGCAACCTTCGTTCGTCAGGTCTCAACCCGTCTTTAGAGCCCACATCTTGGCCTAAAACCCACTCAAGGCTGACACCAAGCGCATCGGCAAGTTTGATGGCGGAGCTTTTTCCTATGGCACCGCGCACAAACCAGTTGTTAACAGACTGAGAGCTCACACCGCAAATCCTCGCGATATCCGCTTTAGATATGCGCTTCTTCTCAATGATTTCGTTAAGCCGCTGAACCTGCGGGTTATCTGCTTGGTGCGTATTTTTTCTCATATATCACGATTTTAAACTAAATGTTTACGCCAACAACATTCATAAAGTTGACATTAAAATAAACATAATGTTTAATTTTGCTCGTAACTTATAGGGAGTCACTTATGAATGCATTAGAGAAAGCCATAAAAAATGCCGGTAACGCAAAAAAGTTGGCTGAAAAATTGGACGTATCCTCAATGACAATTAGTCATTGGAAAAAACGTTGTGGAGGGCTTGTACCTCAGGGTCGTATTTCCTCTATTTTTCAGGCTACAGGCGTTACTCCCCACGAATTGCGCCCAGATCTCTATCCAAATCCAACAGACGGCCTGCCGAAACAGGAAGGCTGACCATGCAAATAATTTCCTTTCAACAAAATACCGGATTCAAGACTGGCGCTTTGATAAAGCGAAATCAGCCGATAGTGACAGAGCACGACAACATTCGCTCAGCCGTTCGCGCCTGGGCTGCAGCTGCTGGGCAGGATGTTGTATCTGCGTACATCGTCGAGGAATGGCGACAGCAGGGCGGCGAGGAGATCGCGTTTCCTGATGACATCAGCCGTGCCCGGCAGAAGCTTTTTCGTTACCTGGATAATCCGGCTGAATCTGAGCGGTACCGCGAGAAAGTGCGTCTTCTTACACCGGCGATCATGGCCGTTCTTCCGCTGGAATATCGCCACCGTCTATTGCCCGAAGACAGTTTTATGTCCCGTCTGGCTCGTCTGGAAAAAGAAACCAGTGAAGCAAAGGTTGCCGTTGCTATGGGGGCACCACGCCATCAGAAGCTAAAAGAACTGAGCGAGGGAATTGTCGAGATGTTCCGGATAGACCCTGAGTTAACGGCGCCGCTGATGGCCATAGTCACTTCAATGCTAGGAGTGACGTGATGCTGGAACTCAGAAAGGTGAAAGCCGCGGTGCTGCAACACCTACGGCTTTCGTTGCGAATTAACTGGATCAATTCACAGGGGAAATTATGAACACTAACCAACTGAATATCAATAATGGGGGCGCCCATGGCTAAAAATTCTATCGACGCATACGGCGCCAGCGGCAAAAGCAATGTTCTTTTTTTCGAACCGGAAAGTTTGCATCTGGTTACCGATACAACACACCCGCTTTACGATGAACGAGTACACCTACCGCTTAATGAAGCTGTGATCCTCAACATCATGGAGCTTGGGGTACTCGAACCGATTATCGTGTGGAAGGACCCAGAGACAGGGAAAACCTGCGTGGTTGCAGGTCGGCAGCGCGTAAAGAACGCTATGGAAGCAAACGCCAGGAGAAAGCGGGCAGGGCTGGAACCCTGGCCGGTACCCGGTATAGCTAAGCGCGGCTCGGCAATTCAAATGGCCAAATACATGGTCAGCGAAAACGAGATCACGCAACCAGATACCCCACTGGGCCGGGCAAAAAAAATGGTTCAGCAGATGGAATACGGTCATGACGAAAATGACATTGCCCTGCTTTTTGGCTGCAGCGTAAAAACGGTCCAGGCAACCGTGGCTCTACTGGATGCTACGCAGGCAGTCCAGGCGGCGGTTGAGGCTGGAACAGTCACTGTCACTCAAGCGCGTCAGCTGGTCGATATGCCACCTGAAAAGCAACGGGAAACGGTCAAACAATTAGAGGCAGCTGCAGAGGGTGTAACTGGCCACGAGAAAGCTCGCCGTCAGCGCGCTGTCCTCGGCGACACAAAGCCGCGTCTCAAATCCCGTAAGGAAATCNCCCAGCAACTTCAAACCGCCAGTGGCGAATACGCTGAGGCTTTGCGGTGGGTGCTTGGTGATGAAAACACACCAGTTTAAGCAACAACGGGGTCTCTATGCGTGATTACGGCAAGGTGCATACATCATTTTGGATAAGCGATGGAATGCGCCGGGTATCGGATGATGCCAGGTTGCTGGCGTTGTACCTGCTCACCGGGCAACACACAAACATGATCGGATGCTTCAGGCTGCCTGATGGATACGTTTCGGAAGACCTTGCCTGGACTCCTGAAAGGGTTTCGAAAGGGTTTGATGAGCTATCGGCTAACGGTTTCGCAACGCGTGATTCGTCATCGAAATGGGTGCTAATTCGTAACTTTCTGACTTGGAATTCAGTTGAAAACCCAAACCAGGGAATTGCAGCACTGCGTTTGTTTGATCAGGTCCCGGACACATCTACGGTTAAGCCAGAGCTGGCGCGGGTTTTAGCCTCGGCAATATCCCACATCGGCATCGCAAAACTAAAGGGTTCCGAAAGGGTTCTCGAACCGTTCCTTAACCAGGAACAGGATCAGGAGCAGGAACAGGATCAGGATCAGGATCAGGAAGAAGATAGTTCGGGGCATGGCTTCGCCACACCCCCAGACGTTCAGAACCAGGACGAAGGCGATAAACCTGATCCCCAAAAAATATACCCGAATGATTTCGAGCAGGTCTGGTCGGTTTATCCCAAGCGGGCAGGGGGTAACAGCAAAACCGATGCCTTCAAAGCCTGGAATGCCCGAATCAGGGATGGAACCACTACGGCGGAAATCCTCGCAGGTGTGGAGCGTTACGCGGCTTTCGTTAAAGCCGAGGGAATCCTCAACACGCAGTACGTGAAACAGGCGAAAACGTTTTTTGGCCCTGGTATGCATTTCAGCGAACCGTGGGCGATTCAGCAGGCGCCAGGCGCACGAGATCCCAATCAGATTTCGGAACCTGACAAAACCATCCCATCGGGATTCAGGGGGTAGCGATGAAAAACATGATTGGTACCGGGAATGCACTGGAGCGACTGAAAAAACTCATTCCCCCTGGCGTTCAGCCAAAATTCGGCAGCGTTGATGAATGGCGTGCCTGGCAAGCCGAAGAAGGCCGTAAGTGCTGCGAGGAACTGGAAAAACAAAACCAGCGCGCACGTGCAGAGAAAATCTTTGGACGTGCTGGAATTCAGGATCTGCACCGCAGCTGCACATTCGCTAACTATCAGGTTGAGTCTGATGGCCAGCGTCGGGCGCTCTCGATGGCGAAAAGTTACGCGCAGCATTTCGACTCTGGGTTTGCGAGTTTCGTATTCAGCGGAGCGCCGGGAACCGGGAAAAACCATCTGGCGGCCGCAATCGGAAATCACCTGCTGGCTGGTGGTCGCTCTGTGCTGGTGGTGACCATTCCGGATCTCATGCTGCGTGTTCGGGAATGTTATGACGGCGGGCAGTCAGAGGCGTCATTGCTGGACGATTTGTGCCATGTGGACCTGCTTATTCTAGATGAGGTGGGTATTCAGCGCGGAAGCAGCGGTGAAAAAGTCATCCTGAATCAGGTTATCGATCGCCGACTGTCCTCCATGCGGCCTGTAGGCATCCTTACCAACCTGAATTATGACTCGCTGAAGGAAACATTGGGCATGCGGATCCTTGACCGTCTCCAGATGGACGGCGGTATGTGGGTGAATTTTGAATGGGACAGCTATCGCAAAAACGTGCGCCATATGCGCGTCGTTAAGTGAGGTATGTATGGCAAGAGCATTGTCAGCAGTTGAGCGCAGAGAGTACGTCCGCGCTGTGATTCGGATCACCAGGCATCAGGGGCGACTCACGACCTCCGAGGCAATAAAAAAACTGGGGCTGAGTCGCGCTACTGTCCAGCGGTATTTTTCCGAAGCAGAAGCGACTGGCGAGGTTGTCCGGCATGGTCGTTTGGGGCTTTTCCGCGATCAGCGGGCCGTCATCGACTTTGACATGAAGCGTTTTGGCCTGGTGCCGAAAGTTGCTGTTGGGATGAATTACAGCCTGCTTGGCTGTCCCGTATTCCAGCGTTTCCTCGATATTCAGGAAATGATTTTTACCTGTACGCCGGCATCGTCCTCACGGGAGGCCTTATGACAATTATGAAAACCCATACCGGCACCGTGATCACCAAAGACGGTCCGAAGGTAAAAAAACTGCACCAGACAGAGCGGATGTGGGTCGTCGGCAAAAACGAGTTTTACCACAAAGAAACCGGGCGCCGTCACTTTGCAGAAAATACGCGCCGCCGGTTGTTGTTGGAAACGATTGAGGCGATAGGTGGTTCACATGACTGAACACGTCGAAAAATACACAAACAAGGCTATAGAAATCATTGCCGACTATATCCAGCGCACTAACAAGAAAAACGAGCAGTTGCAGGAAGCGAAGGTGCGCTTGGATAAAAAAATCGCTCTGTTCGCAGACGATGAGAACTGCAACACAAACAGGCTGATGTCCGTATTTTTACCAGCAATGACCAGCCATACCCGAGATGGCTTTTTCGAAGAGATAGCAGCGGCGTTAGAAGGGGCAGACAAATGAGCAACTCACTGCAAATTCTCTGCATTAAGGATACCGAAGGATACTGGACTGAAGTTGAAATGTATCCGGCCCGTGTAGTTGCTGGCGGGTTTGTTCAAGTTGGCGACGATGACGATCTCAATGGCGAAGCCTGGAGCGCTGCACCAATGGAATATCGGGAAGATGGCTCGATCGTTTATCAGGTCGGCGGTATTGAGGGTGATGTGTTATTCGAGGAGGCCAGCCATGACTGATATCACCGAACTGACTAGCGTACAAAAAAACGCAAATATTCACCGTTTATCCAGGCTCATTGCCTACGCACCTAACGATGAATTGCGGCAAATGGCTGTTGAAGTTGAGCATTACACGGATCAGCTCATAGAGGCGCTGGAGAAGGCGCAGCTGAGTATCGCCGAACTGGAGCGCGAACAGGAGCATCTTCGCCCGGTAGGTGTGATGAGCGAGAAAGCATTTCACCGTCTTGAAAACAGCGAATGTCGCTTTATTGCGTTGTGGCCGCGCCCTGGTATCTTTTTGCCGCGCAAGCGCCCCGAGGATGGCGTGATCGTTTATGCACGTACAGTTTCCGCCGTTGGCATCAAGGTGGAGGCTGAGTAGATGGGCGTAAAAAAAATGATATGCGTCAGTTCCACTACGCCAGCCTGGTTTACTCCGGGCGCCGTATACGACTCAGAATCTCGCGGTGTTGATACCTGCATTTGTGGTGACAACCTCGTTTCAGACCTCAACAAAGAGGACTGGTACGAAATGAGCCAGCGCGCTGATGGGTTGTGGTTCTTAATCGGTTTTCAGCAGGCAATTTTATTTCGGGGAGCCAACCAATGACCAGCAAATTAACCAGCGAAATTCTGGACGATGAGACTCTAGCAGAGCTGATCGCTTTTCGCCGTAGCCGCGTAGAGTATTGCCAGAAGGAAGGCCTTCCATATCAGAAGGCACTGCATGATTCGATGATGCTGGCACTTGAAGAGCTACAGGAACGCCGCAAGGCCGAGAGGGACAGCAATCCGGTGGGATGGACTGACGAGGCTGAGTTGCGTGATGTTGAAAAAGATGGGTGCGGTTATCTGTTCAAGGCTAACCCCATCACGCTGCACGCTGACCCTCGCCGTGTCATTCTGCTCTATCGCCACGCGCAGCCAGCGCCGGTAGTGCCGGAGGAAAAACCAATTCCAAATACACTGAGCATGTACGCCGTGGATGCAGTAGCAGCCATCGCTGAGGTGAAGGGCTGGAACGCCTGCCGCGCCGCCATGCTCGCAGCCGCCCCGCAGGAGGTGAAGTGATGGACTCTTCCTTGGAATACGCCTGCAAACGCCTGCAGGAACTGGAAAGCCTACTGCTGGTGGATGTGCCTGAAACAGTATGGCCAGCGGAAGTCAGCATGGTCTTCTATCTGAATGGCGGAAGACAATAATGAAATAAAGATTGCTGACACCATTCGAGATGCAGCTCCATGATTACTTTTGGTTGTAGTTTGAACTGGATTACAATCGTTTAAGTCGATTTAATGTGTCGGTTTGGCTAAATGAACAGTATCTTAATGGGGGTGAGCATTTATAACATGCAATCATAGATCTGTTTAAGTATTTGAAATAATTGTATTTATTATTTTTATTGGATGATGGGTGGGGGCGTGATAGCAAAAAGATTCATCGATCGATAGAATTTTATTGATCGATGAATCCTTTCAATCTAAACTATGTGTAATGATGATTGTGGAGATCAATAATGGATAAAAGATACTCAAGTCAGGCCTTCTTTGATTTCCTGTATACCCTTCCTTCTTTGGGGATGTTGAAGGATGCGACAGCTCGCAACCTTAAAAACTCAGCTTTGCTGTTACTTTCCGCTGTGGATCTCAACAGTGAAGATGATATCCGTGATTTTGATGTTGAACAGTTGATCGACAGATATGTTGAAAATCAAAATTCGAAACCAACTGAATCAAGTATCCAAAACTATAGAAGCCGCTTTAAGAGCGCAGTTAAAAAATTCGATGAGTACGTGTCTGTTGGAACGGTGCTTGACAGGTCTGAAGACGATAATGAATTCGCGGGGTTAGATGCTGTGGAAGAAAAAATTGAAAAGGCTAAATCAGTACCCGACGAGAAAGTAAAAACCTTCAATTTACCAGTGCTACTCCGTCCAGAGACAGGGGCTTTGATTACTATTCAAAACTTACCTACGAACTTTACTGAAGAGGAAGCAGAGCGGATCTTATCCATTCTGAAAGCTTACATTCGGTGATAAGAGATTTGAGCCCTTCCTTTGGCGAGAAAGGGCTCAGATTGGGGATGAAAGCACCCGCAATCGGTACTGCTTTGACAACAATACCATAGCGGATCCCCATAATTTTATCAAGTTTCAGGGAGGTGCTCTCCTGAGGCGAGGGTAACTTATGGCTTTAAAAGAAATTGCAACAAAACCACTACCTGCTGGATTTCGCTGGGTAAAATGTCGATTCCGCCGAGCTCGCGCTAAGGCAGGAACGCCTGATTCAGAGCGACGCATTCTGGATGCCCATGAGTATGGTTATAAATGTTGGTCCTTCCCCGTAAGGACGAAACCTTAAAATGAAACCCGCTTCGGCGGGTTTTTCTTTCTGTACTCAGAATGTGGGGCGAGTACAGGGATGTCATCGCTAGAGACTGGAGTGGCTTGATGTGTACGAAAGACGAGCGAGTTACACGACATGACAACACGTTACCGGCGGCAATTGTCGAGACACACGTGAGAGCTAATTTCTGAAAATGTGTTAGGCACGCGAGGCTACTTAACAGTAATCTCAGAAGAATGTAAATGCGAACGTGTGACAAAGATCTGTTTGGCTGAATATGTGTACATGGTAATGTGTAAACTCTTTTCTAATCTGTTTGAGGAGAGTAAAAGTGCTGTATACAGTAACATTTGATGAGACAGAACGAAAAGCAGATATTGATATTGACGGTGATGTCAGAGTTGGTGATCTGTTGTCATTAACGGTAGATGGTGTGAAAGACAACTACAAGATTATGACTATAGGTGGCCCAGTTATTGGTGATGTCTGTGTTCCATCAGTTATCCGGATTAAAAAACTCATGGATAATGATATCTAACCTTCTTCATACCAGAGGGGCCTTATGTCGAAGTAGTCCATTGCAGCTAAACCTAGTGATGAGAAGAACAAGGTTAATTTATATTTTGATGAGTCTGGTGTAGCCCGATAGGTGGTTGTACTAAACCCGATTACGCATCAAAAATAAACTTTGGAGCCTATAATGTTAATTGTGAAATCGAAACTAAAGAAAAAAAGACCGCGACCATCAATACAAATCACTTCAGTATCTGATTTTGTTCGCCATGTTGTAAAGTGGCGACTCGATGGACACCCCCCAACGACCTTCAGGGGCCAGAGGCACTATGGATGGTATTCCGTACCAAAACTTTTACGTGATGATAATGATATTCTTAGTAGCGAAAACTTTGCCGTTAGGGATATTGTTTCTTTACATCCTAGCGAGTTCGAGTCTGATAAAACGATGTTTGACCGGTTGGTCAGAATGCAGCATTTTGGTTTGCCCACTAGACTTTTGGATGTAACAACCAATCCTCTAGTAGCCCTTTGGTTTGCTACAGAAACGAGTAATGATAATGAGGAATCTCATGGCGCAGTTCAAGCGTTTCTAGTTCCGAAAGACCGACAACGTTATTATGATAGTGATAGAGTGAGTTGTATGGCAAATATTGCTAATCTCACAAAAAAACAAAAAGAGGAAATAGCCTCTTGTGCCATGATGGCTTCATCTGTCATCGAATTTAATAAGCAACCTGTGGTCGATGCCTTAGTTTTTCACATTGGGATGGAAAAAGCACACTTCAGAAACGTTATAATTCCCGAGGATTTGTTACTCCCTATTTACGTCAAACCAAAAATGTCTAATAAGCGAATAATTGCACAGGCAGGAGCGTTTATACTTTGGGGTGTAAATGTTGATGCATCTAAAACTGGTAAACGTCTCCGACAGGATAGAATTTGGATCGATGAGGGTGATAAAGCTCATATAAGAGATGAGTTGAATCTATTAGGAATAAACGAGAGAACTCTGTTTCCTGAAATTGATAAGTCAGCCAAATTCATAACTGATTTGTATGGAAGTAAACGACGAGGTTTGAGTGAAAGCGGTTTACTTTGATTCCCAGATGGAGGTTCAGATTCTGGGGGCTATCACTACCGAGAGTAGAGTATCCGGATACCTGAACTAATTTACGCAGATATGGTGGGCTTAAATGCAACAAAAGGGCACGCAGCAGCAAAAACAGCAACAGCAAGTACAGCAGGAAAATGAAACGCAGGTTTTACATTTTTCAGCCGAGTTTGATTCCCTAATTAATGCTCACGGAAAGATAACTCCGTCATTACTTACAGCTGTTAATCGCTTTTTTCTATATTTTTCATTCTTTGAGTCTCTACTTTTTGATTGTGCAGGTAGCCAATATAAAAGTGTTAGATACGCTGAAAAACTATTAGAAATGGGTGTGGTAGATAAAGCTTTACTTCAGATCACTTATGAGTTTTTCTCTGAGCGTTATTTGGGTGATGGAATTAAATATGATGGTTTGTGTGGGCAATTGAAACATACGTCAAAGGAAATAAAGACTGAATATTATACTATTATGGAGGCAAAGACAACTAATCCTCAAGCCCAGTTAGCTCTCTGCTTATTTGTATGTTTCAGGTTAAGAAATAATCTCTTTCATGGGCCTAAATGGCGTTATTATCTTAATGGACAAGAAGAACTGCTGTTAACTGCTGGGAATCTTATACATTCTATTCTTGTAAAGGCACCTAGAGGAGAAGAAGGTTGGGTATTCCAGGATATTTTATCTTCAACTGAATAGTTTTGAGTTTCCGTTATCAATCAGTAATAATCCTGTCATCGGAGCCTGACAACTCCGGTGACCTATGCGCTCTACATGCAGCACTTTAGCTTTCAGGAAGTGACGTGTGCGATAACAACGACCGCGATGATTTCTTAAGCTCCACTTCCACCTTGCCTGCGATAAGGGGGCGCTTTCGTCCTGGCACACAGTATCAGGAGGAGGCTAGACAGAACACCAGAAGTTCCACCTAGTTAACCAAACCTACATCCGTGTTTATTAACTCTTGATCCTTGTCATTAATCATTATGCATCTTTTGTCAGAAAGGTGTAACAATATGTTATATGGACATTTAAAAATAATTTGGATTTTAATGCTGTAAAACCTTCTGTAATTTTTACTAAGTATCATATTTTGCTATTTCATCAAGGTATTGATCAAATAGGGACTTGTACAACACACAAAATAAGCCTTTGGCCAACGTGCAAAGCTTTTACCTCCGTCAACCGGTAAAAATAAACAAAAGCACCAAAGTTTCGATTTTGATTATCTCCTTTGAAAATAGGGGCTTGTGGGACGATCTTCATCTGCCATCATATCTTCCGCTACCGTGAAATTTTCACATGTAAGTGATTTAACATTAATTTATACTGTATAAAAACACAGTATATGGTTTTGCTTCCGGGAGGTAGGGATGCGCAATGAGAGTAATGAGTACTACGATCTGGTTAAACGTTCTACAGGTGAAGTTGTGGGCAGCATCAGGGCTGCAGGCCGGGTTCTGGTATACACGGCAAATGGTATAACTTCTATGCGACCGCTGCTTGAGGACGAGGGAGTATTTAATCTCAACGCAATGACCAGTTTTCTGCATCGCCTCGGCTACCGGGTTATCCCGCCTTCTGATAATATGAAATCAACGGCCTGAACAACCGTTGACCTACTGCGCCACGGAGAGAAACCATGGCGCAATTTCACTTAATAAAGCAGTCACAAAGTTTACTGATCCCTGTCACGCAGGAGACCAGCGATTTCTTGCAATCAAAATGCAAGCTCGGCGCCGTTCTGGAGGCCGACTTTAAGCTTGTCCGCAATCCGGCGTTTCACCGACGTTACTTTGCTTTACTCAATCTCGGTTTTGAATATTGGGAACCTACCGGCGGGGCGATTTCGTCTAATGAGCGCAGGCTTATCACAGGTTACGCCAAATTCCTTGCTGCATATGGCGGGAGTGAATCGGCGTTACTTGATGCCGCCGGGCAATATCTCGACCGAATAGCCGAGAAGCGATCTGGCTCTATCAGTATTTGCAAATCCTTCGATGCTTACCGGGCGTGGGTCATCGTTGAAGCCGGCCACTATGACGCCATACAGCTGCCGGACGGCACGCTGAAAAAACACCCCCGCAGTATTTCTTTCGCCAGCATGGACGAATGCGAGTTCCAGGAACTGTACAAAGCATCGCTCGATGTTCTCTGGCGATGGATCCTCTCTCGTTCTTTCAACAGCCTGCAGGAAGCTGAGAACGCCGCAAACCAGCTTTTAAGCTTTGCGGGGTGATGCCAATGAAACACTCATGGTTTCACCATCACGAATGCACAACGCAGCAGGCCGAAGAATTGGTAGCGAGATATCGTCAGCGGGGCGTAAAGGTCGAACGCAGTTTAAACCCGGACTTTGTGACATGGACCGTCAGCGCGCAGCTGGTGGAGGACAAAAATCCGCCACGGCCAGACTCTCGCTGGCGCAACAGGATGTGGGGGTGAGTACGGCTAACCTTCGCAAAGCGGCCCGAGGCCTCGAATGCACGGTACGTATTCCCGGGCACTGCAATGGCAATCCGGAAACCAGCGTACTGGCACATTACCGTCTGGCTGGCACCTGCGGTACCGGATACAAGCCGGACGATACACAGGGCGCTATAGCCTGCAGTGCTTGCCACGATCTCATTGATGGCAGAAAGAGAACCACCGATTACACCCGCGACGAACTGCGCCTGATGCATGCGGAAGGCGTGCTCAGAACTTTGGCTATATGGAAACAAGAGGGGTTACTGAAAGCATGAAACTCGAAGCATCCTTAAAACATTTCAGCCCTCAGGGTATGCACATCAGCGACGATGTGAAAAGCACATCACCTGACCGTCTCAACGGTACGGATGTTATGGCTGGTATTGGGGTGACAAGCAGCAGGGCAAGGTTCGGAGTGGCAGCGTTCTTTGGAAAGACTGGCATCAGCAAGACAGATGAGCAGTTGGCCGTCCAGGCGCTAGCGCGATATGCGATTGAAACCGCACCGAAGAACGTACGCAAAACCGCGGGTAAAGAGCTGGGGCACTGCTGCCTGATTTTGGCGAAGTTTGCTTTTGCGGAGTATTCCCGGTCCGCGGAAACAACGGGAGCCTGCGGGGTATGTAATGGCACCGGGCGGATTGAAACCACTACCACAGAACGCAAAGTTTCTAATCCGTGGGGCAAAGCACCATATTGGGCTAAAAAATCCCGTGCTGTCCGTCCTTCCGACTGGGATAAGTGGACTGAAGTAACAGCCGTCTTCAGCGCTAAGTGTGAAGCCTGTGACGGTAAGGGGAAAATCAATGCTCGCTGTCGCTGTGGTGGTTCTGGCCGGGTTCTGGACCGCAAAGCGACAAAAGAGCAGGGAGCACCAGTATATAAAATCTGTGAACGCTGTTCGGGGAATGGCTTTTCAACGATGCCGTCTACTGCTGCTTATAAAGCGATTCTGACGCTTATCCCAGACCTGCACATCAGAACATGGACACGCAACTGGAAACCTTTCTGCGATGCGCTGGTGGACCTGTGCTGGAAGGAAGAGGAGAGGGCAGATAAAGAGTTTCAACGAGCAACAGCTGATTGAGTAAATGGGCGCATTATTTTGCATTTTAAGCGCACGATGCTTGATTTTGTCCGAAGTTGTCGTGTATATTTTAAATCGTGGAATAAAACGCCTGAGCGAAAACATTCATATAAACCCTGCTTCTGCAGGGTTTTGTGTTTTTGAAAACAAATGCCTGAAATCGGCTATAAAGTGTGATCTGAATCAAAATGCCATGCGCCAAACTTAAGGAATATTAAGGAACTGTAAATATTCTTTATAAGTGATGGCTTTATGGCGTTAAAAGATATTTTTGTGCGAACCGAACCCCGCAGACGGCATTATGGTGTTGCATTGTTTATCGGGCTTATTTCTGGGGTGGTTTCAGCATTTGTTAAATGGGGTGCTGAAGTACCATTACCACCGCGTAGTCCTGTCGATATGTTTACCAGTGCCTGTGGACCAGAGTCATTAATTCGAGCTGCCGGGCAGATTGATTGCTCCAGAAACTTCCTTAACCCTCCTTATATTTTTCTGCGTGATTGGTTAGGGCTGGCCGATCCAAATGCGGCTGTCTATACCTTCGCCGGACATGTGTTTAACTGGGTAGGTGTAACGCATATCATATTCTCCATCGTGTTTGCGGTTGGGTATTGTGTAGTTGCCGAGGTGTTTCCAAAAATTAAGCTGTGGCAGGGTTTACTTGCTGGTGCACTCGCACAACTGTTTGTCCATATGATTTCGTTTCCGCTTATGGGCCTAACCCCACCGTTGTTCGAACTACCATGGTATGAAAACGTTTCTGAAATATTTGGACACCTGTTGTGGTTCTGGTCCATTGAGATAATTCGCCGGGATCTGAGAAACAGAATTACGCACGAACCTGATGCTGAGGTTTCTCTGAACTCAGCATTTAGATAATCCAAACTGCGAAGTCAGAAACCCGCATAAAATGCGGGTTTTTTATGCCTGAGATTAGGCGCTCTTCGATAGCAATGTATGCAGAGTGTATTGACGCTAGCTATGTTTACAGCATAACGTTTTGATGTGGTGAATCCCCCTATGCGGAGGGGCGACCAGTCAGTTACAGAAACCTGTAAATGCAGCGCGGGCCATGCCGACTGGGGCATGCTCACCGGGAGGCACCCGGCACCACACTGCCACTAAACATATTTAAGATTCATGTTGGGTTTACTGTTTACAGTTACCCTTCTATGTTTAAAGAACGTAACGGTAAAAACAAATGCATCCTGGTAAATCGGTAGCTCGGACAATCAGGCGCGCTCTTACCGTTGCTCCTTGAAATGCCAACTTCAGCCCGCCTCTCTCAGCGGGCTTCTTTTTGCTCGTAACCAGCTAAAAGAAAAATCAAAAAAAGCTATACCTTCATCTGGCTGGCGAAGGGGTAAACACTAAGATGTGAATCCTCAGAGCGAGCCATGATGACTGACCGAAGAATTACCTGTCGTTATCTGGCACCCCACATGCAGCATAACCCCTTAAGGCCTTCCATTACGGTAGGCCTGCTGTCTTCTGGGGCCCTGCACGTCAAAAGTTCAGTCTGTAGGCCTATACCAGTCTTGGCGGAATTTAGCTAACGGACTCACTTTTCTAATCAATACGGGCACAGCAGTGGATTCTTTACCGATACTATGATTACGTAAAGCCTAAGCTAGAGGGAGTTTGTCTTGAGTGAAAATCTTACTGCAGTGGGGGCACATCAGCGCAGAACCTTTTTGGACTCGGGTGTAACTATGTTCTGATTGGTTGATGCAGTTAGGGCAGGTACATTTGATGAGGTAGTTGCGATTGTTTTTTGAGTTTTTGCGTTGTTGCATATGACATTTCCTGATGAATGGTCCGCAACCATACACTATCCACTGATACATAGCTCGTATTGAATTTCCCAACCACCTCGCACAGGTGGTTTTTTTCTTTCAGGTACCCGGAATCACCATTGATGAGTATTCCTCCCGCCGGTCCTGATCCTTATCAAACTCACAGCACCCCGTTAACCCGGAGGTGAACCTATGGCAAAGCATATGCAAGACAAAGAGAGCATGGCCGGAATCACCTGGCTGGCTCTGCTGATCATTGCTGGTTGGGGCGGCCTTGTCCGATTCCTGATGGATGTAAAGCAGGGCAAAGCAAAATGGAGCTGGATAAATGCTTTTGCGCAGATTGTGGTTTCGGCTTTTACCGGGGTTATTGGTGGGCTCATCAGCATTGAAGGTGGCCTGAGTATTTACATGATACTGGCCACTGCCGGTATCAGTGGTGCTATGGGTTCCGTAGCGCTCACGTATTTCTGGGAACGAATCACCGGAGTGAAAGCACAATGACAGCAGACAAGACTATCGAGGGGATCCTCGGCAAAGAGGGTGGTTATGTCGATCATCCGTCGGATAAAGGCGGGCCGACCCGCTGGGGCATCACGCAGACCACAGCTCGAGCACATGGTTACACCGGTGATATGAGAAACCTGCCCAGGGAAACAGCAAAGCAAATCCTGCTGAGCGATTACTGGACCGGACCCCGGTTTGACCAGGTGGCAGCTCTATCTACGTTACTGGCGGATGAGCTTTGCGACACTGGCGTGAACATGGGGCCCAGCGTCGCCAGTAAGTTCTTTCAGCGTTGGCTCACTGCCCTGAATATGCGCGGAAAGCTGTATCCCGATCTGATTCCAGATGGCGCCATTGGTCCCCGAACCATCACCGCGCTTAAGGGATACCTTTCCGCCCGCGGGAAAGAGGGTGAACAGGTTCTGTTGCGTGCGCTGAACTGCAGCCAGGGTGCCAGATACCTCGAACTGGCGGAGGGCCGCGAAGCCAACGAGGATTTTCTCTACGGCTGGGTTAAGGAGCGCGTGCTATGAAGATGATCATCTTCGCTTTGCTCGTGGTGGTGGCTGTGCTCGTTCTGTTACTGCTGCGCAAATATACCCGGCTGGAGTTCGTTGCCCATGCCAGCCTGCTGCTGAAAACGTGGTCTGTAAAGCTGGGGGCTATCGGTGCGCTGGTTGGCGTGTGGGCGCAGTCGTTCCCGGATGCTGCGCTGCACGCCTGGGCGATGCTGCCACCGGATATTAAAAACATTCTGCCTCCAAACATCGTGGCATTGATTAGCCCTGCACTGGTGGTGCTGGCGGTGCTTTCGCAATATGTGCGCCAGCCGGCATTGAAAGATAAGGCCGACGAACTGAAAGGACCGTAGCAGTGAATATTGAAATTATTGCTGGGCTGGTGGTTGTCATCCTGGGTGCGATCGCTGGCGCGTTCGGCATCGGCCATGCACGCGGAACAAGCAAGGCAGAAGCCAAAGCCGAGCAGCACCATACCGAAGAGAAAGCAGCCGCCAGTATTGCTGTGGCAGAACGTAAAGCAGAAGCCACGAAAGGGGCTAGTGATGTTGAAGAGAGCGTTAAGCGTATGGGTGATGACAATGTTGATCGGGAGCTGCGCGAGCACTTCACCCGCCCCGGTAGTCGTTGATACGGCGTGCAACTGGGTGAGGGTCATCTACTTGACCGACCACGATATCGACGTGCTGGATATGCAGACCAAGCGCGACATTCTGGCGCACAACAAAGCAGTGCAAGCCAACTGCCGTAGCATTAGCCCTGCTCATTGAGTTAAATAAATGGCCTCATCCTTGAGGTCCACGGGTAAGTAAACGCAAGGTCTTTTATGTAATGGCTCTTTTAGCCTAGGAGCCAGCCCAGAAACAACAAGCGTAAGCGGTAGATATTTATGATTTTTTTTTCTGCTGTTTATCCACAGCAAACCAAAAGAGGTACGAAAGATTGAATTTAAACTGCAGGACGGCAGCGTTGTACAGGGCTATGAGTGCATTATTGACTACTCACACTCTGAACAGCACTGCCTACCTCAGCTGAAGGATTGAACATTACAGAAGAGTCTCAGTTGATGAAGGGCTTCGATGTCTACCATTAATAGGTGTTCTCCTCTACACGTTAAGGCTGTACCTTGATAATGTTGATTTACATTCACGGTATTGGTGTTTTCATGAAAAAGGGATTTATCGGTACGATCTTCCTGTGTGGTATGCTTCTGGGGTGTTCCAGCTCCGCTAAAAACCCTCAACCAAAGCTGCTATATTCGCCGCATCCTGCATATCCGTATTACGCACTGGCTAACAGGATTGAAGGAGGTGTGGCGGTTAGATATAACGTAGGTGTTGATGGCAAGATATCAAAGCTTTGGATCCTAAAATCAGAACCTCAGCACCTATTCGACTCTGCCGTTATTGCGGCAATGGCCCAATGGCGTTATGAAGCCAATAAACCGACTCAAGGCTTAACAAAAACAATATATTTCAAACTTCAGGCTCCGTCCGATTAAACCAGATAGCAGAGCGTTGAGACCGTCTTCATTCATGCTTCATTTATTCCCATCGCTAAGGTCACCTCTGGGTGGCTTTTTTATGGCTTTAACATTGGTGGTGTTGCAGTCAAAGCCTGAGGACCTTTCCTGCCAGTTGAAGCTGTTGCGCTAGTGTGCCATTCAGTGTTTACGTCAGCTGCGGTTGGAGAAAGCCAGTTGGCTGGCTTATGCAGGACAGATTATTTTCTTGTTGAATGCTGCTTCTGGTGTGCTTATATTCTACCTAAAAATTGGTAGGTGTGTTGTGATTAGAAAATGCTATGCAAGAATGTCTGATCCAGCATCGAATGACAAGCTGACACTGGAAATGCTTGTATCTGACGGTGGGTGTAAGATTTTTATCTGGGATTTTGATAAAGGGGTGGCAATTTTCTCTGAGGGTATAACAGGTAAGCAGTCTAAATACATAATGCAAGGTGAAAAGCATGCAGGGCATATCAATCTTATCAGAGATAATACGATTGAACGCACTATTTATGGGGTTAAGGAGCTCACCTGTGGAAATGGTGATTCCGGTAAATCCTCTCCTGTGTTTTGCTCATTGTGCGAGGGGCAGATACTCATAATCGAATGCCAAAAGGCTTTTATAAGAAAACCATTAAGGCTTGATGAACTCACCTTTGAATAGAACTACTTACGATACATTCCTCATATGTTCGAAGGATATAACATCTCTCAGGTATCCTGCTTCTGGATGCCGGGAATGTGTACCGCTGGTGGGCTGGATTCTTGGAGCCTTTGCCCAGCAGTTTCAGGTGATAAAAAACCCCGTGGAGTAAATCCGACAAATTGACGGGGCGCTGCAGAGGCAGCCAATGTCGGAGTTTAGTCAGATTTCGAGGTGTTTTTCTACTGGTTTTGAGAAAAAATGGATGGTCTGACACTACAGGAAGTGGCTCATCCCTGAGCTCACGGGTAGAACAGTAGACTTTGTCATGGCAGAGCAAAGTCATAAGTAAGTGTAGAATGTGTTTCTGATTTAACAAGCTTAGTGAGTGTATGCTTCATGGATTGTACGTCTGTAACTTTCATAATATTTCTACCATTTCAAAATTAAGATATTAGGTAAAACCTTAGGGAATTTAGAGGGTAAGAGAAGCTGTGAACAAAAAAATCTCCTCGCGAAGCAATGTTTTTCACTTTAACGAAATATATTGTTTGCAATGTGGGTTTTTTAGTTCATCATGTATGCTACATTGAGTTCTTATAAAATGAGCTGCTAATTATGACTGAGTGCAAACTTCCACAACTTCCAGAGTATTATCGATATGGTACTGAACAAATTAACAAGTTGCCTGGGAGTGGGGATGTTTTTCCTCCTGCGGGTAGTATAATAAAGTCAGTAAGTTTAAATGAAGGTGTATTTGTTTGTGTTCCGGTGCAGCGTTATATACACGGGTTGAATATTTGGGTTGTAGTTGAATCTTCTTGGTAATGATTTTTGTTTGGTAAGAGTGATTTTTCGTTGGTTTGGTGGTTTCTATTTATTATGAATTCGCTGTTGGAATTTAAAATTAGCATCATTGCAATGCTTTCAAACACCGTAGAAGGATTATGATGCTAGTGCAAAATAATATTTATAATAATTCAGAGTCATATGCTATTCTTTTGTTTAGTATGTGGCCTGTCCTTATTGTACTTCTTGTCGTGATATCTTGCGCCTTTTACGGTGTATTGATGCATAAAACTGCAATTTGTTGTTTTCTGTCAGCTATGTTCCTTGGTGTCGCAGGCTGGTTTTATGGATGATCACTAATAGCTCTAATATGAGTCACTTTTTAGTATAAAGTCAGGGTGTCATTACTTTACCTGGCTTGTAGCGTTGGTTCCCTAAAGTTTGACGATAAAAGGCCCTGTTAATACAGGGCCTTTCTGTATGTATTATTTATCAAAGAGGTAAGACATGTCAGAGATCACCGCATCTGAGCAAATCCGCCTGGATATTATCAAGAAAGTGAATTACGACACTGCAGCGGCGAAGTTAGCCATTGACTGGGTAGGCGACAGCTATCTGAAGTCTGAGCTATTCGCTGACTCTTTCGACCGTGTTTTCACGGAAAGTGAGATTGTCTCGAAGACCCGTAAGGCTATCCAGGAAGCGACCGAAGCGCTGGCGCTGTTTGATACTGCCGCTGAGCAGATCAGCTAAGGCATTACAGCAGGCGTTCATAGAGTGCCTGTGATAATGACCATCAGACAAATCGTCTGAGCTGACAGTTCAATCAATCACCAATTACCAGTTACACGGGGTAACTGACATCATTGTCTGTTTATCCCGGTGAATTTTGAAATACTCACTACTCTCATAACGTCTCTGCCTGCCAACACCAGAACGGCAGAGGTCAGTTAGCCGTATAGATGAACCTCTCCCGGGTGGCTCCTGAGAGATTCTTTATACGCTAGCTGGTAGTAACTAAAGGCCGCATATTTTTGCGGCCTTTTTCATCATTTGTAAAATGAAAGCCCTCAGGCGATTAACGATGCTCAGGACCATGGAAGTGATCTCCACCATGTCCGCCTCCATGGGGACCAGGGGGAAGGATACATCCTGAAAGTGACAGCGCACCACAGATCACAAAAACAGCAAGCATAATTCTTTTCATAATAACTCCTGAACTAAAGAGCCTTAATTCCAAAACATAAAAGTGAATATTTTATGGAGAATCAGTAATTCCTTTTTCTCCCTCACGTTAAATAGGAATAATCCATGGCAAAACCGGACTGGGGCGAGCTTCAGCAACGGTTCCTGTCCGATCATGCCGCAACCGGCGTATCACCGAAGGATTGGTGTGAAGCGCAGGGACTGAATTACGCTACCGCCCGCCGATACATCAAGAAACCCACTGCGCAAAAACCTGCGAAGAAGAAACTGCGCACTGCGCAAAAGGAAAAGTGCGCAGAAGAGTTGGTGGATGATGATGGCCTCACCGATCAACAACGTTCATTTGTCGCGGAATACCTGAAGGACAACAATGCCACACAGGCCGCTATCCGTGCCGGGTACAGCAAGAAGACAGCGAATGAACAGGGAGCAAGGCTGTTAGCAAAAGTTAGTATTGCGCAGGCCATTGCGCAGCAGCAGAAAGCATCCATTGTGCGCACGCTTGGAAGTGCCGATGAAGTGCTTGAGCAGATGTGGCGCCTGGCAACGTTCGACGCCAACCAGCTATCACAGTATCGCCGCGGGAGTTGTCGTTACTGCTGGGGCTTTGGTCATCAGTATCAATGGCGTGATGCCGTGGAGTACGAAGAGAAGCGACTCGAAGCGCTTGAGCGAAAACGTCGCGAGCCCGTAGATGTTGGTGGTTACGGTTACGACCACACCAGCGCACCTAACCCGGAATGCCCCCGCTGCAATGGTGATGGTGTAGGCCAGCCTTTCTTCGCCGATACGCGTAAGCTGGCGCCGGATGCTGCGCTTGCCTATTCCGGTGTGAAGCTTGGGAAGAATGGCGTAGAGATTACCGCTATTAGTCGCGAGCGAATGTACGAGGCGGTGATGAAACGGCTCGGCCTGGCTGATAGCGAGTTCGCCCAGCGTCTGCAGCTGATTGAAATTGAGCGCCGGCAGCTGGAGGTCGAAAAATTACGCAAAGAGCTGGCTGCTGATCCGGAGGATGACGAACCAACGCCAGTTGCAATCAATATCAACGTAGTCGATGCACGAGTGAGGGAAGAGGATGGAGATAGCACCGACGCTTAACATCCCTCAGGCCAAATTCCTTGCAATGCAGTACAAGTTTAAGGCCTATGTGGCCGGGTTTGGTTCCGGCAAGACGTGGGTCGGCTGCGGTGGTATCTGCAAAGGGATGTGGGAACACCCCAAAATCAACCAGGGTTACTTTGCGCCAACGTATCCGCAGATCCGTGACATCTTTTATCCCACTGTTGAGGAGGTGGCCCACGACTGGGGGCTGAATGTCAAAATCAACGAGGGAAACAAAGAGGTTCACTTCTACGCCGGGCGCCAGTACCGAGGAACGACGATTTGCCGCTCGATGGAGAAACCGCAAACCATCGTTGGTTTTAAAATCGGTAACGCGCTGATTGATGAGCTGGACGTAATGCCCGCCAAAAAGGCGCAGTTAGCCTGGCGAAAAATCATTGCCCGTATGCGTTACAACGTGGACGGTCTTCGTAACGGGATCGACGTTACCACGACGCCGGAAGGGTTTAAATTCGTTTATCAGCAGTTCGCAAAGGCTGTACGCGATAAGCCTTCGCTCTCAACGCTGTACGGCCTGGTGCAGGCCTCGACGTTCGACAACGAAAAGAATCTGCCGCCGGACTATATCCCGTCGCTGATGGAGTCATACCCGCCGGAGCTGATCAAGGCTTATCTGCGTGGCCAGTTCACTAACCTGACCAGCGGGACGATTTACCATCAGTTTGACCGTAAGCTGAATAACTGTCGGGAGGAAGAGCAACCCGGTGAGCCGCTGTATATCGGTATGGATTTCAACGTCGGGAAGATGGCCGGGATTGTTCATGTGTTACGTCTGGGGCTTCCATTTGCGGTTAATGAAATCGTGAAGGCTTACGACACTCCTGACATGATCCGCATCATCAAAGAACGGTTCTGGCTGTACGACGGCAACGATTATCGCAAGGTGCGGGAAATCTATATTTACCCGGACGCTTCCGGCGATTCCCGCAAATCCAGCAATGCCAGCGCCACGGATATCGCTCAGCTTAAGCAGGCCGGCTTCAATGTGGTTGTTAATGCATCAAACCCGCCAGTGAAAGACCGCATCAACGCGATGAATGCCATGTTCTGCAATGGTAACGGTGAACGTCGCTACAAAGTGAATGTAAAGCGGTGCCCGGTGTACACAGAATCGCTTGAGCAACAGGTTTGGGGCGAAAACGGTGAGCCGGATAAAACGGCGGATAACGATCACCCCAACGATGCCGGTGGGTATTTCATTGTGAAGCAATTCCCGATCATCAAACCGACTGGAAAAGTCACCCAACTGCGGATGTAAAACCATGCCTGATATTTCAACGCCCAACCTCGACTATAACGACATGGTTGAGGCATGGGATATTAATGATGCGCTGATGGGCGGCACGCTGGAAATGCGCCGGCAGGGCAAGAAGTATCTCCCGAAATGGCCGAACGAAGATCCTGAAAGCTATAAGGAGCGTTTGGCTTCGGCAACGTTACTACCTGCCTATGAAGAGGCCATTAAACAAAACATCGGGCGAGTGTTTGCTGAGCCGACGGTATTGAGTGAGGATTCTCCTGAACAAATACGGGAGCTGTCGCCAGATATTGATATGGAAGGAAACCGGCTCGATGTCTGGGCACAGCAATTTTTCAGCATCGGATTCCAGTATGGTCTGGTACATGCGCTGGTGGATTTCCCGAAAATTGACCCGGAGGCAGTAAAAACTAAAGCCGACGAAAAAGCCGCGGGATCCCGCCCGTATGCCACGATGTTAAATCCTCGCCAGGTCATCGGCTGGAAATCGAAAGTGGTTAAAGGGAAAGTGATGCTGACCGATCTGCGTATCAGAGAGGTCATCATTATTGATGGCGACGATTACGGGCAAACGAAAGTTGAGCAAATACGCCATATCATGCCGGGCAAGGTTGAAATTTATCGCCGAAATAAAGGTGATAACGGCGAAAGCCAGTGGCAGATTCACGACGAGTGGGAAACCAGTCGCGATGATATTCCCCTGGTGACGCTTTACACGAAACGCACAGGCTTTATGCGCGGTTCACCGCCACTGCTTAATCTCGCCTTACTGAATATCAAGCACTGGCAGAGTCAGAGTGAACAGGACAACATTCTTCATGTCGCTCGCGTGCCGTTGCTGGTGGCTTACGGTCTGGCTGATGGCGAAACGTTGACGATAGGTTCTTCCTCTGCGACTCGTTTCGATGACCGACAGCGGCAGGGACTGGAATATGTCGAGCATACCGGGGCTGCGATTGAAGCCGGTAAGATTTCCCTTGAGGATCTGGAAAACCAGATGCGTCAGGCCGGCGCAAAACTGCTGCGCGCGGAAAACACATCGACTAAATCCTTAGACCAGACTCACGAAGAGCGGATGCAGGAGAATTCACCTCTCTACACCATGGCAAGCTCGCTTGAGGATGCGCTCGATAATATCCTGCAGATTATGGCGGAATGGCTGGGCGAGAAAGAAGGCGGCAATGTCGATGTACGCACCGAACTGGATGTTTCAGCCCAGACGTTTGATGCCGCAGCTGCAACAGCTGTTCAGTCGCTCCGCCAGGGTGGTGATATACGTCAGGTCGATGCTGTTCGCGTTTTGCAGGCCCTAAAATTTATCGATCCGGATGCGAAGCCCGAAGAGGTAATCGACGAGCTGCGAAATCAGCAGGTCACGCTGGCCGGCGGACTGAGTAACCCGGGTGGTGCAAATGGCAACGGCGAATGACAAGCTTCAGGATGAATCGATAGCGCATGCGATATGGATAGCGCGGTACAGCACCAGCGTTGCAAACAGGATGATAAAAATCCTGAATGACAGCGATGCGGAACTGACAGCCAGATTGCTGGTGGCGATGGATAGCCTGGATGCTGACAGCTTTACCGTGTCGCGACTGGAAGCGCTGCTCGTTAGTGTAAGAACTCTCAATCGCGAGGCTGTGCAGTCAATGTACGCGGGACTATCTGATGAGCTGCAGCAACTCGCTCAGCACGAAGCAGGCTTTCAGCTGAGCCTGTTCCAGTTTGCGATCCCCGATGATGTGCTATCGCTTCACCCGCTGGTGGGCATTTCACCGGATGCCGTTTACGCAACTGCGATGGCACAGCCGTTTCAGGGGCGCCTGCTTTCGGAGTGGGCAGATAACCTTGAAGCTGACAGGATGGCAAGAATTTCCAATACAGTGCGGCAGGGTTTTCTCCTGGGCGATACGCATGAGCAAATCGCCAGAAAGGTCCGTGGTCATGCTAACCGTGGTTATCAGGATGGCGCGCTGCAGATGAGCCGAACCAATGCCGGCAGTATTGCAAAAACGGCTGTGGGGCATCTTGCTTCTACGGCCAGGAAAAGCTTTGCAGATGCGAACGATGACATTTTGAAGGGTAAGCAGTGGTTATCCACTTTGGATAACCGTACATCAAAAGACTGTAGGATTCGCGACCGCCTCAAGTACACCCTGGATAACAAGCCGATCGGCCATAAGGTGCCGTATCTGCAGGGACCCGGGAAAATCCATTTCTGCTGTCGCAGCGTCGAAACCTACATCCTGAAATCGTCTGATGAGCTGGGTATTGCTGTTGGGCAAATATCAGATAGCTCACGTGCCAGCATGGGCGGGCAGGTGCCTTCGGATACCGATTATCAGGGCTGGTTCTCGCGCCAGTCGTTCACGCGACAGTCCCAGATCGTTGGCGTAACCCGGGCCCGGCTGATTCGTGACGGCGGCATGTCGCCCGATGACTTCTACAACGACAAGGGCGAATGGCTGACTTTGGAGCAACTTCGTAACCTGGATGCTCAGGCGTTCAGCAACGCCAGACTTTAATGCTTTTTAAGTCTTCAATCAGGCTGCCTCCGGGCGGCCTTTTTTATTGCCGTGATCCGGATGGTGAGCGGTGCAACGGTCGGATGACCACCGAAAAGGTAACCACATGAAACTGAAAACAGTCGAAGTTAACGGCAAAAGCTATGCAGAAATCGATTCCAGCGGTTTACCCGTCTACGTCCACGATGATGGCCAGGAAGTTGGTTTTGATGCTGTGCAGGCCGTTGGGAAAATCTCCTCTCTGAATGGCGAGGCAAAATCTCATCGTGAAGCCAAAGAAGCCGCTGAAGCCGGTCTGGCTAAGTTTGCCAAAATCGGCGATCCGGCAAAGGCGCTCGAAGCGCTGGAGATGATGACTAAAATCGACCAGAAAAAACTGATCGACGCAGGCGCCGTTGATCAGGTTAAAGCGGATATCACCAAATCATTCCAGGCCCAGCTTGATGAAGCTACTCAGCGTGCGACGACCCTTGAAGGCCAGCTTTATCAGGAAATGATCGGCGGCCGGTTCTCTGGCTCGAAATTCATCGCAGATAAAGTAGCAATTCCGGCAGATATGCTTCAGGCGCGGTTCGGTCAGTCCTTCAAAGTCGAGGACGGCAAAGTCGTTGCCTATGATGGCTCTGGCAACAAAATTTACTCCCGCTCGAAGCCGGGCGAACTGGCGGCCTTTGATGAGGCGCTGGAGTTCCTGGTGGAGCAGTACCCACAGAAAGACCACATTCTGAAGGCCAGCGGCAACCAGGGAGGCGGCTCACGGCAGTCTCAGCATTCACTCGGGCAGAAAACGATGAAACGCGATGCGTTTACCAGTTTGAGTCCGACAGATCAGCAATCAACTCTCAAAGACGGTATCACCATCGTCGATTAATTCTTTGCCAGCCGCCGGATGGCTGCTGGTGCCGGAGCTGGATAGCTCAACCAACCCAATATTTTAATCTCCAAGGAATCTATACACATGGCTAATACGCTTACCGGGTTGATCCCGACTATCTTCACGGCTCTGGATACCGTATCTCGCGAACAGGTCGGTTTTATCCCGGCTGTATCGCGCAATGCTAAAGCTGATGCGGCGGCGAAGGACCAGACTGTTACTGCGCCGGTTGCGCCACCGGCAACCACTGTTGATATTACCCCGGGGGCTACTGCGCCAAATGACGGCGACCAGACGATCGGCACCGTTGATGTCAAAATCACCAAATCAAAAATGGCCCCGGTCAAATGGAACGGTGAGGAACAACTGGCACTGGGGCCCGCAGGGACATACAACACCATCCTTGCTGATCAGTTTAAGCAGGCTTTTCGCGCGCTGGCTAATGAGATGGATGCAGATCTCGCGGCTCTGTATTTCGCATCCTCCCGTGCTGTTGGTACGGCCGGCACCGCTCCTTTTGGTATTGCAGGTGATTTGTCGGATGCGGCAAATGCGCGCCAGGTTCTCTCTGACAACGGTTCGCCGACAACTGATCTGCAGATGGTTCTCGGTTCTTCGGCTATCGCAAACCTCCGCGGTAAACAGTCTGTTCTGTTCAAAGTAAACGAGTCCGGTACTGATGCGCTTCTGCGCGAAGGTATCGTGGGGCGACTGGAAGGATTCAACATCCACGAATCCGCGCATGTTAAGAAACGCGCTGCATCTCCGGCTGCCGGATACCTGGTGAATGGAGCAAAAGCTGAAGGCGATATTCTGATTGCCATTGATACCGGCACAGGTGCTTTTGCAGCGGGCGACATCGTGACGTTTGACGGGGACAGCAATAAATACCTTGTTGCTGCTGCGGCGGCCACAGCAATCACCCTGGCTGCTCCTGGCTTACGTCAGGCACTCGCCGACAACACCGCTATTACCGCTGGTGGCGCCTACACCGCAAACATGGCGTTTGATCGCAATGCATTCCTGCTTGCATCCCGAACCCCGGCAATGCCGCAGGGCGGCGATACTGCGGATGATGTGATGAACGTTACTGACCCCGTATCTGGCATTACTTACCAGGTAGCACTGTACCGCCAGTATCGCCAGGTGCGTTACGAAGTCGGTTTGTCCTGGGGCGTAGCGGCAGTTAAGTCGGCGCACTCAGCGTTGTTGCTGGGCTGATAAACAGGGGCTTCGGCCCCTTTTTTTAGTGGAGGGCTAATGGCCGGATTAACAAAAGAGCAGCGCGCCCAACGAGCTGCTGAGCAAACTGCGTCTACGCAGGCGGATAACAACGAACCCGTATCGACCACATCGCAACTGGTGGTGATGGTTACCGATTTCCCGGCATTCCCGGGTGGGCCCAATACCGCCAACGTTCACCCTGATGAAGTGGCGAACTGGAAGGCGCACGGCTGGAAAGAAATGGAGTGATGCATGATCACTTTCATCACCGTTGAAGACGTCAATTCGATTCTCGGTGCCACCTGGACAGATGAAAGCAAAAAAGCCAAATCTGTGCTGATGGCTAATACCTGGATGAATGGACTTAACCTGAAAATGCCGTGCAATAAGGCAACTCACGAAATCATCATTCCTGACGATGTGAAACAAGCTGGCGCCTATGCGGCGCTAGCGGCCTCGAATGGTGGCCTTTATCAGCAGAAAACCGATTCTGGTGTGTTGCTGAGTAAGACGGTAGATGCCGATGATGTCAGCGTTTCAAAGACCTTCGCGGAACTCGCTACCAACAGCTCGGCATTGCTTGATTCCGATCTGCAGCTGGCGCTTGCAATGCTAAAGCCCTATGGCGTTAGTCAGTCTCAGGTACGGCTGGTAAGGGGGTGATATGCAAAACACTGATGTGCATTATGCCGGTGACGGGCTCGGCCCTCGCGATGTGTTTGTGAATGGAAACCCGATCAATTATGTCGTTTACGCAAACCCGGCAAAGGGCGTTGTTGAGTTTGCTCCGCTTCCGCTGAGGGTTAAACGCAACGGCGAAATCTATACCAGGAAACTGCGTGGTAACGTCCTGGTCCTTTTTACTGGCGGATATGTTTCTAACAATATCCCGCTTCAGCGTTTTGGTGAAAAAGGCATAGAGGAGGTAGACCGTGGGTATCCGCGACGAACTCCAAACTGAAGTCGCCGCAGCCTTCGATACAGACCTGCAGGATGCCGTTAAGGATTTCACTGGGTCATACACCGTTCGAGGTGCCTGGGACCCGGTGACGGAAACCGGCACTGAAACGCAGGTGACTTACTCGGGGCGTGGAGTGCTGGCGCGTTATAAACTGCGCCGTATCGATGGCGTTAACATTCTGCATGGTGACGTGAAGCTAACCGCCCTGGTCAATGAGGTGACTGACAAGCCGGCAGTCGGGCATATCATCACCGCACCGGATTCTATTACGGGTGAGCTTCAGCGTTACGAGATCATCACCGCTTCTGCCGACTCTGCTGGCGCTGCGTACTCCATTCAACTGCGGAGGGTGTGATATGGCTAAGGGCTGGAACATTGACCCGGCGGCATTCGCCGGGCTGGTGGCCGAAGATGTCAAACTACGCCAGCGGACAATCGCCATTCAACTGCTGAATGAAATTGTTCAACGGTCGCCGGTAGGAAACCCGGAGCTGTGGGCCATCAACGCGACCGCGGTTCAATACAACAAAGCTGTTGGGGAATGGAACGAATCTCTTTATGCCGATCCTGCTAACCTGACCAAAACCGGAAGGCTCAGGAAGAAAGTCCGGGTTAATGACAGCATGGATATCAGGCGGCCGGCTGAGTATCGCGCAGGAACCTTCAGAGCATCGCATTTTGTCAGCATCGGCGAACCTGATCATTCCGTCCCGACCGAACCGGATCCGCGCGGGGCAATGACGTTTCTTAATGGCAAAAATATTATTGACCAGGCGCCAGCCTACTCGGTGATTTACATCCAGTCGAATCTGCCTTACTCCGTGCCTCTGGAGAATGGTCACTCAACGCAGGCGCCGACAGGCGTCTATGCCGTCTCGTTTAATGGTGTGATTCAGGCCTACAAATGACCCTTACAGAAATCAGAAACGCTGTCATTTCCCGAATGGCGGCACAGACCGCTATTGCCTCTGATGCGGTGGATTATCCCAATGGTCCGGTATTTGACCCCAGCAACCGCGATATCTGGGCCCGCCTCACCAACATTGCAGGACAGGCTGGCGCAACCGAGATCGGGGATGGGCCGGTCGTCCACAGGACGGGTTTACTCATCATTCAGCTGTTTGTTCCGGTCGGCTCCGGGACGTTGCTTATCTCCCGAATGGCCGATCAGCTAACGGAGCTATTCGAGTTCAGGGACGATGGAAAGCTGAGTTATTTCGCTGTTTCTGCTGTGCCGGCTGGTGAGACCGATGGCTGGTTACAGCTCAATCTTCAAATTCCTTATCGCGCTCTGTAGCGCACAAAAAAAAGGAGGCTCCTGTGAGCTCAGGTGCAAAAGTAGTAGCCGCGTTTATTCGCGAGACAACGCCAGGAATCACGCCAACAGCAGGAGGGTGGAACCTGCTGCGGCGTTCTTCATTTGGTCTGAAACCAACGCAGAACACCAACGACAATGACGAAATCGCTGGTGACCGCATGGCGCAGGGCGTTTCACGTGGCACAGTGGATGTCGGCGGCGATGTCGGCACACGGTTTCGCTGGAATCAGCATGACGATTTTCTTGCCAGCTGTTTCGGTGCCGAATGGGTAAATAACGTGCTGACGATGGGTAATGGTCGTATTACGTTCTCCGTGGCGACCTTTGCCAGTGATGTGGGGATCGCCCAGATTGCCCGCGGTTGCCAGGTTGGCACCTTCCAGATGGAAATCCCGGCCGATGGTGATATCACTGCGACCATTACGTTTGCAGGGCTGGACTGGGAGACGAAAGGGGACGACACAAGCTATTTCACCGCACCGGTGGATTTGGCGGGGGCGCTGCGTTACTCCTTCAAAGAGGTCACGAACATCCGGCTGAATGGTGTTGATGGCGGGACAGGCTTCTGCGTCGACACCTTCAACATCCAGTTCAACAACAATATGCAGACCCAGCGCTGCATCGGTACCGGTTCGGCGTTCGCCGGCGCAAACATTCCGACAACCTTTACCCCGTCAGGTCAAATCACGCTGTCATGGTCAAAGGCTGCCTGGGAGGTTTACAAAAAAACGTTCACCGGCGAAACGGTGCCGTTTAGCTTCACGCTGGAGAATGCTGAAGGCGCCTATACCTTCGATTTCCCGGAAGTGCAGATCTCCGGCGACTGGCCGGATGCGGGGAGCACTGACATTGTTCAGGTTCAGCTGGATATCACCGCGGCCAATACGCCGCCAACTATTACCCGCGTTCCTGCCACTTCTGGCGGTGGTGATTAACATTGGCCCTCTTTGGAGGGTTTTTTATGGAGTTTTTATGCTGATTGTTACCCCGAAAATTGATTTAAATGGCGAGCGCTGGTTTTATCCCTACAAAAAGCCAGAAGGCAGCAAAAAGGAATTCTCGCCGGAAGAAGAATCGCTGTTCAAACTTCGCCTGCTGGTGGCCAGCAGCGAGAATCCGCAATATCGCTCTCGTAACGCGCTGGTGCGTCGCCACATCGATAAGATGGACGCAGGTTATAAGGTGGGGACAACGGATTTTAATCTCGCCAGCGTGGACGATATCGACTCTGTTGATGACCTGCTGATCGATAACGCCGCTCGGTTCCTGCTGAAAGGCTGGGAGGGAGTAGGTCAGTTAGTCGACGGCATAGAGGTTGCTCTCGACTACACCCCAGAACTTGGGGCCGCCATGCTGAAACAGCACCCGGCGCTATACTGGCTGATACTGGCTGAGGCGGCAAACATTGCTCAGGGTAAGGAGCAGCAGACTCAGGAAACCGTAAAAAAGCTATAGAGGCCCAAAAGTGGCTAAAGGAATTCGCCGGCGAACAGGGCGAGAAAGCAAAGTGGCGCAGGGAGAAGCTAAATCTCCCGCCCATTCCAGAGCCTGAAATCGATGCAGTCACTGGAGAGATCCTCAACGCTTACGCCATGATATCGCGCGGCAGAAAGTATGCCGGCATGGCCGGAGTGCCGCTCCCTCTATCCCTGAACGATATTGAGCTTTACCTGGCATCGCGCACCATCCTGATCGACCGCATTGAGTTTGACGCAGCAATACTGGCTCTCGATGATGCTTGGCGGGATACGTGGGCAGCGGAGCAGGAAAGAATTAGCAAGAAGAATTAAACCCACTCAGGTGGCTTCTCGCGCAAGGTTTGGTTGTGTTTGATTTGATTTTTGATTAAAAAACAATCGCCATGTTAAGAGGGGGCAGAATACTACAGCATTAAAAGCGCGAGTACATCGTCAAAATTCGATGATTTTTTGCAAAAAGTGCTTTTTCTGTATGTCTTGCACACCCATAGTTAACATCTATCATGTAGACATCCTCTGCTTACACCATTCAACTAAAGGTTGAAATTCATCGAACGTGCGCACATCGTGAATAACCGCCATTCAGAACTTCGCCGATCGTGCCGACTTCTTGGCATCTCTCTGATTGCTCAATTATGAGCAATGGTATTAAATTGGATAAACGGTAACTGGGTTATCGATACTAAGAGCCACTGATGACACAGTTCGTCGGTGGCTTTTTGCACCAATCACCGTAGTGTTACGGAGAAGAAGTTAACGGGGGCTACATGAGAACATTAGCTAGGCGGTCCATACAGACGATAAAAAATCGTACTCAGGTCGTTAGTTCTTTTGTTGACTCAGACACCAGTAACGAGTTCGTTGTCCGAAGACTAAGTGAAAGGACGTCACCTAACCGGCAGTTGTTCATTGTTACTGTAAACAATGAAGTCACAGAAGGCGAGGTTATACCTTTTGCAGAGATTGCAACATCATCTACATCAAAGTTACGGTATGTAGTTAAACCGTCTGATCAATATCCGTCATTAGCCAATAATTGGTTGATGGACAAGATCGAGACTGCTATCTCTAAGTATATGATGGACAATTGGAGTAATTGTCTTCATTAAAGGTATTTACATGCCACCTGACTTGATAGCGTCTTACACCAAAGATTTAACCATTGAACTTTTTGGTCAAAAAGAACTACTTGAAACATTCCACTTTTTTACAAAAGAAGGTGGTTTGTTTCGGGCTGATGAGTATCTGGTTACCGGTGGTGATTACCACTACTATCTTGACGTTTATTCTGTTGGTTGTACAACATCAGATTTTTATATTGAGCACGGATGCGACCTTCTGGATATGGGGGTTCATCAATTAGATATAGTCAATACCCTCCTCGAACTTGATATGGAGGATGAGCTAACGACTAAGCGCATTGGACGAATCGCGTATAAAGATTTTAACTTGACTGAAACTGATGGAACAGTATTCACGGCCAAGCAAATCAAGAGCGCGGTCATTGAGCCTGACTTCAGGGGGGCAGGGTTAGCGAGCAACATTTATCGTATGTTGACGGAGAAGCATGACAACCTTGTATGCGATAACATTCAGAGCATATCTGGTGGTTCGTTGTGGGCCAGTAGTATCCTAACGATTGCTGAAGTGCGAATTTACGATACAAACAAAAATAAATTCATAGACATTCTAGGACGGATGGGGAGAGGGATTAATGGTTTCGTTCCGTGGAGTTGCCAGACATTAACAGCTGAGCAAATTATCCAATGGGGGCGTGAGTATAGTCAGAGTACATGCCACCACATAGTGAATGTAATCTCTAAAGAGAGCCTATACAGACAAGAATAAACCCGCCCCCGGCGGGTTTTTGCTTTCTACTTCGGACCTCCAAGCGGAAGATCTGCCAGCCAGTCGTAACCAAAAAAGTAGAGAGCGCCAAGCGCCACGACAGCAACTACAAAGACAATTTTTATTAGCCTAACCATGTTACCTCCTCCGTTGAGTGCACAGCGTTGCATACTTCGAGCTTGAGACCTAAAAACAAAGGGCACAGATTGTGGCCATTTCTCCAAAAGTTTTATCGAGGTCTGACAAAGCTGGTTTTGTCACTCCCTCGCATCCCTGCTAACCTGTGTGCAAATGTTAATGATGGGGATGGGGATGTGGAACCGCTTTTAGGTTTTATGCTTTTTGGGCTAGCAGTTATTGTTGTAGCAGTTATTGCTGCAAAACGAAATGGGTTAGGTATTGCGTTCCTTTACCTTATTGGTATGTGCGCTATAGGCTTCGGCTTGGTCGTTTTAGCATCAAATATCACAAATGGAAACGGCGTTATCGCTGGTTTTACTGCATTTATTGCGCCGATTCTTGGTCTTCTTATTGTCTTATCATCGTCTACATCTGAACGCCGAGCAGTGCTTAATGGTGAGTCTGGTGAGTATAAAAAATGTCCTTTCTGCGCCGAGCCTATCCGCAAAGAGGCCATTAAATGTAAACACTGTGGAAGTGATATTGAACAGACCTGAGTATTACCAGTGAACCCGTTTCGATAATATAACTATCAAGATATTGTATTCGTAAAAAAACCTCGCGACGGCGGGGTTTTTTATTGCCCGGAGATAGCTAAATGACAGAACAAACCTCCCGCCTGGCCATTGTGATTGATAGCTCCGGGGCAGAAAAGCAGGCTGACAATCTCGCAACTGCACTGGTAAAAATGACGCAGGCAGGCGAACGTGCTGTTACCAGTGCAGGGAAAGTGACAAAGGCTACTGATGAAGAAAAACAGTCTCTTTCTGAACTCTTAGATCGAATTGACCCGGTAAACGCAGCTCTGAATAAACTGGATAAACAACAGCAAGATCTTGCGAAATTCAAATCAAAGGGGATGGTAGATACCGATACATTCGATCTTTATTCAAAGAAAATCGAGGAAACACGAAACAGGCTAACTGGATTTCGCGACGACCTTGGCAAAACCGGACAATCTGCCGCACAGACTGCCTTTGCCATGCGCATGATCCCGGCGCAGATGACTGACATTATCGTCGGCTTATCTACGGGTCAGTCGCCGTTTATGGTGCTTATGCAGCAGGGCGGGCAGTTGAAAGATATGTTCGGCGGTATTGGCCCCGCGATTAAAGGTGTTGGCGGGTATGTGCTGGGGTTGATTAATCCTGTCACTCTGGCTGCCGCGGCTGTCGGTGTTCTTGGGCTGGCCTATTACAAAGGCTCTCAGGAGCAAGGCGAGTTCTATAAGTCATTGACCCTTAACGGTAATCTGGTTGGTAAAACCACCGGGCAACTAGCAGATATGGCCGCTCGGGTTTCAGTAGTTGCCAACTCAACTACTGGCGTGACCGCAGCCACACTTAACCAGATAGTTTCATCCGGGAAAGTGGCTGCAGAGTCATTGGAACGAGTAACAACTGCCGTGGTTGAAATCAGTGAAGCCACAGGCATCGCCACTGAAAAGCTGGTGGGTGATTTCAACGACATTGCTGCTGACCCGGTTGCGGCCATTACCAAACTTAACGACCAGTACCACTTTCTGACACTGGCAACCTACAACCAGATTAAAGCACTGCAGGATGAAGGTAATCAGCAGGATGCTGCACGGGTGGCTACTGATGCTTACGCCAATGCCATGCAGCAGCGTGCGAACGATATTCATCAGAATTTGGGGATTCTTGAACGTGCTTGGGACTCGCTTGCTAAAACGGCTAAAGGAGCATGGGATGCCATGCTTGATATAGGTCGCGAGCAAACCGGCACCGAGCGGATCTCTCAAATTCGTAAGGAATTAGATTGGATAGATAAGGCTGCAGGCGGGAAGCTATTTTTTGGTGGAAGAAAGGCTGAGCTCGAAGATGAGCTAAATAATCTGCAATCTCAAATCACAACAGAAGGCGTTTTAACTGAAATAATCAGTAGTCATGACAAAGCTGAACAGCAAAGAATTAAAACGCAGCAGGAAGCAGATCGCGTTAACCAGCAATATCTGAGCAATGCGGATAAGCGCAATAAAGCCATTAAGCAGCAAAGCGAGTTCCTGAAGGCAGGCGCAATTACTGCAGAGCAATATTCAAAAAATGTTTCTCGTATTAACGAGATGTACAAAGATCCGAAACCACCCAAGACGCCAAAGAGTAAAGCATATACCGAGGACGCAGCAACCCGGCTTCTTGATCAGATAAACCAGCAGACTACCGCCATGCAGTCCCAGCTGGATGCCAGTGACAAGCTTAACAGCGCGACACAGGCGCGGATTAAGTTCGAACAGCAGATTGCTGACCTCAAATCTAAAACGCAGCTCACCGCTGACCAGAAGTCGATCCTTTCCCGTTCAGATGAAATCCTCCAGGCATATAAGCAGCAGGAGGCACTGCAAAATTCCGTAAAAACCCTGGACGATTACCGGAAAATGCAGGAACAGGTAAAGACGAAGGATGAGCGGACCAACGATCTGCTTAAAACCCGTCTTGAACTGTTGGAGAAAGCCAAAGCAACCGGGCAACTAAAACCCGGTGAATATGAAAAAACACGGGCAGATATTTATCAAAACACCGATATGCAACTGCCCTCGACGGTTCGTAATGTTGTAGGAAACCTGACACCCACAGGAGGGCGACTCTCTGGCACTTTTGAGGGGATGCAGGGGCAAATCAACGAATATGACCAGGCTCAGCAAGAGCTCCAGCGCTGGCTGGCAGCTCAGGAGGAAGCTTATGCGAAGGCCGGTGAAATAACTGCCGAGGGTGAGGCCAGAATGACCTCTATTCGTCAGCGTGCAGCGGATGCAAATCAGGTCATAGAGGCTCAGAAAAACACCATCATATCTTCGGCCACGCAGTCCTTGTTTGATAGTACCGCTGAAATCATGCGAACGGGGTTTGGTGAGCAATCGGCAATCTACAAGGTTGCTTTTGCTGCGAGTAAGGCATTCGCTATAGCGGACTCTATGGTGAAAATCCAGCAGGCTATAGCAAGCGGTGCAGTAAGCGCGCCTTATCCGGCCAACATCATCGCTATGGCCTCAATCGCTGCGCAGACTGCCAGTATCGTCTCAAATATTCAGGCTGTTTCAGGGGTTGGCTTCGCCTCCGGCGGTTACACCGGCCCCGGTGGTAAGTATCAGCCCGCGGGTATTGTTCACAAAGGAGAGTACGTCTTCGACCAGGCTTCAACGAACCGGATCGGCGTGTCTCAGCTTGAGGCACTTCGAAATGGCCAACCGCTTGATGCAACTCTGGGGCGCACAGGGTTTGGTACTGGTGTTCAGAACGTTAACAGCGATAACCGTAGGCAAACAACTGTACACGCGCCGATTAATCAGGAGTTTCATCTCCAGGGTATTACTCCGGAGCAGTTGAGCGCTACACTCAATCAGAATAATCGACTGCTTTCCAGGCAGTTAAAAGGTGAACTCACAAAGGAGGTTACCATGCCACAAGGGGCTTTTGGCAACGCTCTAAAAGGAAACTATACACGACACGGTCCTAGGTAAGCTAAACTGCATTAGCTGAGACTTGATTAGGTAGGTAAGTCTAACAATCTGAGTAGATGCAAGAAAACACAAGGATCTTATTAATGGAAGCGTTGTTAACATTTACATTTAAAGACTTCATAGCTTTTATGATTCCTCTTTTTATTGGCGGACTTATCTTCAATAGGAGACGTAAACGTAAGGAGGTCCGAGTGAAGTTTTCATTTCTTTGGCTTGTTTTGATTGTCGGTGGAATTCTTGAAATATGCGATGACATCTACACAACTTATTCCTATAGGCATAATCACTTATATAATAATGATACGCTTACAACCGTGTTTAACTATGATTTTGCAAAAATTGTTTTTTGTGGGGTTTTGATCTTTGTTTCTATTGCGCTTCTTCTTCAGGAGTTGCTTTTAAACAAGCAGTCACATTGACGTATATTGCCTGTCGGCACATCGCCCTTTTTTTATTTTGGCATGGGCTGTGCCGAAACAATTTAATCTCACATTAAAGTTAATAAAACTAATATATTGATAATGCTGCTTTTTTTTGATTTATTTTGGCTCTTGAAGTGAGTTGATAAATATATCGCCTTGTGTGTTTGTGTCGATTTAAAAAGATTTTTATCTTCGTTAATCTGAACCAAAAAATCAGAGATTTCTTCGATTCCATCGTGCTTTATTCTGAAATGAATACCCTCCTGAGGTTAATGGTGAAATTTTATTCGAGATACTTTACCGGGAGACTGCATGACTGATATCTACTACCCACATGACAGCCTCCCTATGCCATTACAGGAAGGGTACGGATTCCAGCCTGTCAGCCCGTTAAAACGAACCCAGTTAACCACCGGCCGCGCGCGGCAAAGGCGAGCTTATACGTCCACGCCGACGCAGGCCAGCATCACCTGGTTTATGGAAACCGATGCGCAGGGCCTGGCGTTTGAGTCCTGGTTCCGTGATGCGTTATCTGACGGGGCAGCGTGGTTCATGATGAAGCTGCAGACGCCGGCGGGCATTAAGTTTTACAAATGCCGCTTCACAGATATTTATCAGGGACCGGTGCTGGTGGCCCCGATTTACTGGAAGTACACGGCAACGCTTGAATTATGGGAGCGCCCCCTTGCTCCTGCCCCATGGGGTAATTACCCGGAATGGATCGTCGGCAGCTCACTGCTGGATATTGCGCTGAATAAGGAGTGGCCGAAGCATGACGCAGATTAAACGCCTCTACGCCAGCAGCGGGTCGGAGGTGATTATCGAGACGCTGCAGATCACTATTGGTTCTAATGTCTATTACCTGTGCCAGGGTTACGAGGATATTACGGCAACGACGGAGAACGGCGATACCGTAACGTTTTCCGCCTGTGCGATAGACATTGCGCTGCCGGCACGCAATGCGGACGGTACGCAAGATTTGAAATTTGCCTTGTGCAATATCGATGGTGTTGTGTCCACGGCGATCCGCAATGCGCTGGCTAACCGTCTGTCTGCATTGCTGACGTACCGGCGTTATATCTCCACGGATTTAGCGGCCCCTGCGGAAGTGCCGTATACGCTGAAAATCAAGTCGGGCTCCTGGACGGCGACAGAGGTTCAGATCACTGCGGGCTACATGAATATCCTCGATACCGCCTGGCCGCGTTACCGCTACACGCTCCCTGTCTTCCCAGGACTGCGTTATATCAGCTAAGGAATCCATCATGTTTGCACCTGATAAATACCGTTCAGTCACCTGGCTGAAGGGCGGGCGAGTATACCCGCAGCTCGACTGCTTCGGCATTGTGAACGAGATACGCAGCGATTTGGGCTTGCCTCTCTGGCCTGATTTTGCCGGGGTCACGAAAGACGACGGCGGCCTCGATCGGGAGGCGCGTCGAATGATGCTTACTCTGGAGCGCTGCGAACCCTGCGAAGGGGCCGGGGTGGCCTGTTATTCCGGGTCGACTGTCACCCATGTAGGGATCGTAGTCAGTATCGATGGTCTGTTGCATGTGGCGGAATGCAACCCAGGCACGAACGTAACTTTTTTGCCGTTGCCGCGATTTAAGCGGCGCTTTGTTCGCGTGGAGTTCTGGCAATGACCATTCGTTTTTATCCTTCCCGGCTTCCCGGAGAACCACTTGAAACGCATGAGCATGGTGTTACGAGCATTCGCAGCTGGCTGGTTACCAATGTCGAAAACTATACCGACCGGGATGTCCCACCGCTGACCGTTGAGGTTGAGGGTAAGTCAATTCCGCCAGGTGAGTGGGCCACCTGCGTGATTCGCCCTGATAGTGATGTCAGGCTTTATCCGGTTCCATTCGGGCTGGAGGCCGCCACAATCGCGTGGATCGGTATCGGTATCTCCGTTGCCGCTGCAGCCTATTCGCTTGTTTTGATGAGCACCATTGATACGGGCGGCTATACCTCATCCACAGGGCGGAGTCTCGACCTGAATCCGGCGCGGGGCAATACCGCAAAACTCGGTGATGCTATTCGAGAAGTTTTTGGCCGGGTGCGTATCTACCCTGATTATGTGGTCCAGCCTGTGACCCGGTTTGATGCCGCCGATCCTACGAAAATGCGCGTCCAGATGCTGCTGTGTCTCGGTGTCGGTGAACTGATTTATACCACTGGCGATATCAGGGTAGGCAGTACGCCAGCTTCAACGCTGCCGGGTTTAAGCGGCACCTATTTTCCGCCAGGCGCGGACGTTTCCGGCGATGAGCGCAGTGAAAACTGGGTCAACAGTACGGAGGTCGGAGGGACATCATCCGGCACCGGGCTGGACATGGCCCAGACGTCGCCGGACGCAGACGACATTATCGCAGACAGCATGACCGTATCAGGTTCGAGCGTAACGTTTACCGGGCTGGACACGGATGACGGCGATGACGACGACGAGAACGAAAACGCGCTACCGCCCAGCTGGGTCGCTGGCGCAGTGGTCGAACTGAAAGCCCCGGCGAACTACCAGATCACTACGGCGGCTGGATACAGCGTTATCGCAAGCCCGCTGCTGACGGAGATCGCGCCGGTAGTAGGTATGTCGGTAACGCTGGGGTTTAACTCAGTCGATTACGATCTGTTTATCGCGTCATATACCCCCGGCCAGGCTGCAGTGCCCGGCACCGGGGGGAGTGCAGCAAAACTCCAGGCCAGTGCGGCCCCGACCACCTACGATTTTTCGACCAGCTCCAGCACGTTCACGATCACCTGGCAGGGGGTTACCTACCCGGTGTCGCTGGTGGCTAACTACGTCTCGATGTCGGGACTGCTGGCGGCCATCACCGAGGGACTCACTGGCTCCGGTCTGGTTGCACAGGACAACGGCGGCACCGTACTGATAACCGAGTCGGCCAGTCCGTTCGCGGGTGGGGCGATCACGTCCTCTTCACTGCCTGCAGTTGTTTTCGGTGATGCTCCGGTTTACACCTCCGGCACGGCATCAACCGGCGGCAGCCCGGCGGTAACGGCGAATGTGACGCTTGCCTATAACAGCGCCACGGGAACAGCCTTTTCCGGCATGCCGGAGGGGGTGCAACGGCTTTCACTTGCTCACCGCGGGAATGAGTACCGCATTGTCTCGACCGACGGCACAACGGCGACGGTGGCGCGCCTGGTTAATGGTGCCGTTGATGAGTCATGGCCGGGATTCACCGCCCGGACGATGATCGACTATGAGGCCACTGGTCTTAACGACACGTTGAGCTGGCTGGGGCCGTTCCTGGTTTGCCCTGAAAATGAGACCGTCGATATGTTCGAGGTGAATTTCTCCTTCCCGAACGGCATCTGTGGCTTTGACAGCAAGGGGAAAAAGCGGCTTCGGCATGTTGAGTGGGAGATTCAGTATCGCGTCTACGGTTCCGGATCGGGGTGGGTGAGTCACCAGGGAGAGTATGCGCTTAAAAACGTCAACGGGCTGGGATTCACTGAGCGGATCACCCTCAGCTCACCAGGGCTGGTAGAGGTTCGCTGTCGCCGGCGCAATGAGCAGGGCTCAAACAACGCCAGGGATTCGATGTACTGGCAGGCACTGCGCGGGCGACTACTGACGCGCCCTTCATCCTATCCCGGCGTGTCGCTGATGGCGGTGACCGTTGAGACGGGGGGCAAATTGGCGGCTCAGTCGGACCGCCGCGTAAACGTTGTGGCCACGCGGGCCTATGACTCAGGAACGGCCAGAACCATTTCTGGGGCGCTGCTGCATGTCGGGAACTCGCTGGGACTGGAGATGGATGTCGACACCATCAACGTGCTGGAGTCTGCATACTGGACGCCACGCGGCGAGTATTTCGACTTTGCTACCGGCGACAGTATCTCAGCGCTGGAAATGCTGCAGAAGATAGCCAATGCCGGGAAGTCACGTTTTCTGCTGAGTGATGGCCTGGCGACGGTCAACCGTGAGGGGATTAAGCCCTGGACTGGCGTGATCACTCCGCATGAGATGGTGGAGGAGCTGCAGAGCGGATTTACCGTACCGTCCGACGATGATTTTGATGGTGTCGACGTGACGTACATCAACGGGACTACCTGGGCAGAGGAGACCGTTAAATGCCGGACGCCGGACAATCCCACGCCGGTGAAAATCGAGAACTACAAACTTGATGGGGTACTGACTCAGGATCACGCCTACCAGATCGGTATGCGTCGCCTGATGAAATACCTGCAGCAGCGGGTGACGTTCCAGACCACTACCGAGCTGGACGCGCTGTGCTACAACCTGGGCGATCGCATTGTGCTCACGGATGATATTCCGGGTAACAACACGATTTCCTGTCTGGTGGAGGCGATGACAACGGCTGGTGGCGTGACAACGTTCACCGTTACGGAGCCGCTGGACTGGTCTTTCGAAAATCCCCGGGCGCTGATCCGCTATCAGGATGGCTCTGCATCCGGGCTGATGGTGGCGAGCAGGGTGGGTGATTTTCAGCTGTCAGTCCCGCACCTGAGCGAGTTTGATGACCCGATGAAGGTTGACCTGTCGTCGGCAACCATCGAGCCGATCCGCCTGGTGTTCTGCGGCTCAACGCGCCACGTCTACGACGCCATTGTAGAGGAGATCGCTCCGCAGTCAGACGGAACCTGTCAGGTCACCGCTAAAGAGTACCTCGAATCGTTCTACCAGTACGACGACGCCACATACCCCGGCGACGCTGCTTAATACCAAAAAAATCCCTTTCAACTTTATCTTTCGCTCAAACCCTCGTTTGGGCGAAGCCTCTTTTTGGAGCAAAAAACATGGCCTTTAACCCGGAGCTGGGGAGCACGTCTCCCGCTGTGTTGCTCGATAACGCCGAGCGCCTGGATAAGCTGGTCAATGGGCCCGCCGAAGATGTTCCCGACCGTGGCGGTGATCCTCTTTATTCATGGCGCCAGATTATGGCGGTGAATCAGGCAAAACAGGATCAGCTCGACGACATCATTACTTCCCTTGATACCACCAGTTTTACTTTTTCCGACACTACTGCCGGACTGGCAGGAACCACCGACGGGCAATATTTCAGAGTCCCCCAGGGTGAAGGCGATGCTGTTGGATTTATTTATTATAAAAACAGTGCCGGAGCTGCAGTTGTGGTGGCCTCACTTGCTTCAGCCGAGATCACAAAGTTGCTCGGGAAAGATGACAGCCAGAAGCTGGCCGCCTTTACTGATGATGGCGGCGCCAGCGCGTTGGCACTGGATGAGAGGGGCGGGATATTTACTGCTGACTCGCCAGAAGACATCCGCAAAACGATTGGGAAAACCGGTTATGACCGGGCGCCTGCCATTCTGAAAATCATGTCCGCAGACAAGGCCGTACATGGGTTTATGGATGAATTCGGCGGCGTGCAGTTACCCGGCCTGCAGGGGAGCGTTCAGGAGAATATCAAAAGGCTGAATAAGCGACTTTCTGAGCATCTGGAACGGCGACGTGTTCTTGATGCCAGAGAGTGTGGGCTTGACCCGTTTTCTTCCGAGGACATGTGGTATCCCCTGCAGCGGGCGACAAACTGGCTGGGGGCTAATGGTGGCGGAACAATCTATATCCCTGAAGGGGCTTATCGAATTTCCCGCCCTGTCACTCCGGTGGCTGGAGTGGGTTATATCGGCGCCGGGAAAAAGAAAGCTCGCCTGCTGCCATTCAAAGCGACCGCACCGTTTCTGTATCGGGGTAATGAAACCTATATCGATAATCTGCTTTTTACCGGCTTTACCATTGACGGGGAAAATCAGACGCTCAATCCTGCATCCGGCTATCTTCCGGAAATTAAGGCGATATTTATCCAGTACTGGTCCAACAGCATCATTGACGATATGGAAATCGTTAACATCGGGGCCACAGGACTCGGTGTTGATATGCATTACAACTGCTTAATCACACGTTGCATTGTGGAAAACTGCGGTCGGCTGGCCGAACAAGGTGCGCTGGGGGCCTCTGGTATCGGGATCGGAACCGGCTTCCTGAACAGTGAACCGCTCTATGTGTCGCAGAACCTGTGCAGGGACAATAAAAACTACGGGATTTTTTACGAGCCACAAAGAGGAGTGGGAACCGCACAGGACATCATCACTACGGATAATGTCTGCCTTGGGAATTACGCGGGGATTGCAGACTGTGGTGTCGAGGGGCTGATTGTCTCGAATAACCAGATGCGCGGGAATACGCATGGTTTCCTGATGTACCCTGGTACAAACAACGGGGGTAAGCCTGGCCGCCGTGGCCGTCTGCAGGGCAATATTATCAGAGGGAATACCGAGAACGGCGTGACATCTGTTTGCTCAAAAACCGATCCGCTGTTAGGCGAATACGCCTTATCCGGCAATCATATTTATGAAAACGGAAAAGACGGTATCAATATGAATTACAGCTATCCGACGGTTAAAAACCTGAATAACGTCATCAGTAATAATGAAATATACCGTAATGGCCGTCATGGGGTTTCGCTTGAAAGTGGTGATGTCGTGAATCTTGATATCGTTTATAACCGTATTTATGACAATGGTCAGACGACAGCCGGTCATGCTGTTAATATTCAGGTCCCCATGTCCCGCTCTTCTGTATCGAATAACAAGCTGCGTGATACCCAGTCCTCACCGACGCAGCAATACCCGGTGTTTGCGACAGGGGCTTTAACTGACGTAGACATTTCCTTTAACCACTGCGTCGGTAACGCACAGAACACGCTGAGTCTGACGGGAGCTAAGACCCGTGTCACCACATTCATTAATCCGGGGATAGATTTATGATGAATAAGATTAAAAATAACGTGTGCAGGAATAACAAAAGTGGTGAGGTTTATTTTTTACCACCAGAAAAACGCAGTATTTTTACTGGCAATAAAATATTCTCCTCGCGTAATAAAAAAGGTAACTGATATGGCTACTCTGGTAAAAAGCACCAGTAAATTTATGGGGCGTAAGGCCGTCGCTGCTGATGCCCCGCTGCCTGACAATGCGTTAATGTATCTGGACTTTGAAAACGGCCAGTTTATCCGCAGAACAGCAACCGGAGCGGTAATTCGCAGCAACAGCATAACTGACGTGATGTCATTTACCCGCGCCACCGTGGCAACGTATTTCGGTGATGACGGCCTGCTGAAATATGCAGCAGCTGGCGAACCCGTTATTGAATATGACCAGAATACGCTCGCCTGTCTGGGGTTCCGTCCCGAAGTGCAGGCCACTAACCGGGTTATCAACAGCCAGAACTTTTTAGCGGCGAACTGGAGCAAAACGGGGATCGAGGTTACCGATAATGATGCCGTGTCTCCTGACGGGAACAAGACGGCCAGCAAAATCATAGAGTCCACAGGAGCGGCTAATACCGTTCACTCTCTTGCCACGACGGTCACCTATGCTGCGGTTGTCGGCCAGCCCTACACATTCAGCATTTTTGCAAAGGCAAACAGCGGATCTGTTATGCAGATTGCATTGCCTGCGGGCGTCGTCGCCAGCGCGCAGTTCGCTAATTTTGACCTGGTGAACGGGAAGATCACGCGCTCCTCTCCGCTGGTCATGCAGGCGAATATGGAAAAGTGCCCGAATGGCTGGTACCGCTGCTCGCTGACGATCAATCCTGTTGCCGCGGGCGAACCGGGTTTTACTGTCTGCCTTACCGGCGGAAATACGGCAGCTGATGCACTCCCGGCCTACAGCGCAACAACCGTCGCATCGATTTACATCTGGGGCGCCCAGGCGGAACGGGCCGCAGGCTATACCTCATACATTCCGACGGCGGGGGCCGAAGCGAGCCGCGATGCGGATATATTAACGACCCCGTCCGGTTATACACTGATTGATTCTGCAAAAGGCGCGTTCTTTGTCTCGGTGGTGCATCCTCACAGCCTGAAATTATTATCGACGGCGTATGCTTCGCTGGCCTGCGCCGTCGTGCTGGATAATGCGGTGGAAGGTGCCCATTACCGTCTTGCCTGGCGAGGCAGGGACAACATGAACGGGCAGGCGGCATTTGCCGAACTGAATGCTGCCGGCGGGACGACGGTATCCGTCAACCTGCCACCGTTAATGGCGGTCTCGGATTCCGAGCAGGCCGCATTCTGCATGTTCAGTACCGGCGATTTATCCATGAAAGCATTTGATGGTCAGGTCTGGAATTCGGCATCGCCCACCATCATGCCTGCAGCGCTGTCGCGCATCTGCCTGGGGCGCTCATATATCGGCGCATCAAACTGGTTTAACGGGCATATCAAAAAGTTCGTTTACTGGGCTGATAACATTTCTCAGGCTGAAGCCGAGAAATACTTTTCCGTCTTGTAAGCCTTGGTGGGTTGGCGGCTATAAACATAAAATAGCCGCCATTTTTATATCAGTACCAGACGTTAGCCCGCTCCAGCACCAGGAACTGACCGTCGTAGACAAACTCGCCGATCGTATGCTGTCCGGTAGTTCCGCCGTTCACCCATGCAACCGGGAATTTGTAGGCGGTGCTGAACGACACTGCCCGACCGCCCGTAGCGTCCTGTGTCAGGTACAGACGAACTTTATCCCCGCGATTGAGCTTCGCAAGATTTGCAGCGCCGCCTGTAAATTGCACATCCTTCGTCAGCGTCTGGACCCAGTTAAATCCACGATTCCAGTCAGGGTTATAAATCGTCGCTGAGGTGTCAGAAGGCGACTGGCTGATGTTCTCGCGGTTCTGAAGCGCCCATGTACTGTTTGCGCTGTTGTACTGATAACGGCCCACTGCATTACCCGCAGCGTTGGTATTGAATACCACGTCGCCGTGATTACCGGCTGGCGGGAAATCAGTCAGGTTAACGGGTACATCCAGTCCTTTTGCGTAATATTTTCCTGACTCGACACGACAGACGCCGGTGTCATTCAGGGTCTTAACTGCGCCATAAATGCGAAGCTCGGCAGACGCATCACGCAACCAGTATGGCATATCGGTTGTTTCCAGCAGCGTGGACGAGTGATATGCCTGCACCTTGTTATACGTGTTGCAGAAGTCATACGTGTTTCTGACGTGAACGTTATTGCAGAAAATTTTTCCGTCATTACCTGTAATCTCGTTTTCATGGATAACACGCTCACCGTTTTCGACGTACAGATTATCCAGGAAGATACGATTCCATTTATAACGCAGCCATGCCAGGCGGCCGATGTTGGCCTGTGGGAAAACATACTTCCCTGAAAGCCTGATCGTATCGATAAACCCGCCTGCGGACTCACCGGCGTCGCCGTCATAGGTCATAGCCGGTGCGGTCAAAACGCCAGCCAGTGCGCCGTTCAGTGGGGTGGCGTTTGCGAACTCGATATCCAGCAACCCGATATTACAGTTAGTCCCGATGTAGAACGATTTAAGGTGCACGCCTTCCTTGTACTGCACATTACGCAGCTTAATTGTGCCGATATTGGTTGTAACACCGTAGCGGTTACCCATCGTAATGCTGTGTGTCCCGCTTTCGGGCGAACATACGGTATAATTATCAATGGCGAACAAATCCATCCGGTCAGTATTGAGATAAAAGTCATCTTTTGTCTGCGAAGCGCAGGTACATGAGCCGATATAAAAGCGGCCGATATCTGTCCAGGTCAGAGGCAGATCGCGAATTGCAGCGATAACATGAAGCCGCGTTGACCCGGAAATAGAACCGATGCCAATATCCCAGTAACGATAGTTTGTCGCCCCCACCACCTTCATGGCCGTAAGTGCGTTCTGCGGCATCAGGTGATCAGCGTAAAGACTGTAGCCGTGTCCGCGGCTCAACTGATAGGTTTCATAGTCGCCGTTCGTGAGCGCCAGCATATCATCACCGGTCGCCCCGGCCAGTGTGCCGATGCTTACCCCAACATAGGGCGGCTGGAAATGGATGCCATCCGAGAAGTTATAGAAATTAATACACGGAATGTAGGCGTTACGGATATTTGCAAACAGAACTGTATATTTGCGGATGTTGAACGCATCATTAATGCGAACGGTCAGGTGCTGCACCCCCCAGAACGCCATCCCCATAAACTTCACGCGCTCATCAAAATCGGTTGTCGACGCCGTAGAGTTATTGCGCCAGTTGCCGTCAATCCTCCCCTGTATATCGACCTCAATATTATGGTCGGCCTTAAAGCAGTACATCCCATGCCAGAACACATCATCCGGAGTGGCAGTTGTTGCGGTCGGCATTGAATGGCTTTCTGTAATAAACGTATTTGCATCAATGATGGAAATGACACGCATAATACCGTCATAAGCGAACTCCTTCGCCCCGTGGAAAGCCGCCCAGTCTCCTTTAATAAACGGGTGGTTCTCGCACACCACGGTGATGTAGTTTTTGCTCTTCAGGTCAGCGCCATCAAGATAACTGTTAATCGCCGCTTCGTTTTTGGTCATGCTGGTTACAGCATAACGCGACGCTGAAAACGCTTCGTTAACGATGAACGGGTTGGATTTGCCGGCGACCTGTTTCCAGTTTATCCCTGCTGCGGTATGCAGCGAAGTGCCCGATTTAATCACACTATAGGTGTTGTACAGATACTCACCGGGGCGGTTATAAATAATCTGTCCACCAACGCGCAGAGCAGCCTGGAGAAGTAGGGTATCTGTCACAGCATTTCCCGATGGCGCGGGCATAAATATTGCACCCAGTTCACTACGAAGCTGATCCTGCCCGACATCAACAAAGTTAACCCGGTCAGTAGCGTTCCAGCTTACGGGTGTATTTCCTGCCGTGGTATACCCGTCTCCGATAACAACCGACGCCGCCAGTTTCCAGAAAGTTCCGCCATAGGAAATAAGCTGGTTGTAATTCGTCAGCGTCCAGGGGCCATCCTCATAACGCCCTAAAACTGTTCTCCCTGCCTCCTGCAGCACGGCCTCGTATCGTGAGGCCTGGCTGCTTATCTGCGCGTCAAACTCCTGCGCCTGTTGATTGAACTGGGAAATAAAAGCCGCCAGTTGTGCTGCTCGCATTACTTCTAAAGATGATTCAATCCCATACCAGGTTTTTCTTTCCTGACCGAACCTGTCTTTCCAGAACGCTGTTGTAATGTCATTCACAGCAAAATCAAGGTTCTTTGCGTTTATCAATAATACTTCAGGGGCTGAAGAGCCAATCGGCGGATCAAAGGCCATGTTTTTGCTCCAAAAAAGGCGTTCGCCCAAACGAGGGTTTGAGCGAAAGATAAAGTTGAAAGGGATTTTTTTGGTATTAAGCAGCGTCGCCGGGGTATGTGGCGTCGTCGTACTGGTAGAACGATTCGAGGTACTCTTTAGCGGTGACCTGACAGGTTCCGTCTGACTGCGGAGCGATCTCCTCTAC